TCATCGGCTGCTGTCACCCCGCGCAGGCTTCGACGGCCACAGAGCGCCACCAACCTTCCTCGCAGCCTCCGACTCCTGCCGCGCCGTCACGTGCTGATAGCGCTCCTGAGTGAACGACACCGAGGAGTGCCCGTGGTTGTCCGACACCACCCGCGGATCCACGCCCTCCTCCAGCTGGAGCGTGACCGAGAAGTGCCGCGCATCGTGCGGCCGGTAGTGCGGCAGCCCGAGCTCGGCCAGCAGCGCCTGCCACTCCCGCCAGTCCTCGCTGGGGTTGATAGGCAGCCCGTTCGGCTGCGTGAACACCAGCGCGTCCTTCCGGATCGGCTTCTGGCAGCGCGGGCACACCACCTCCCGCGGCCGCGGCCGGCGCTCGCACCCGTCCGGGTTCGCCGGCGAGCGCGACTCGTGGCCCCACCCGGCCCACCCGGGCTGCTCGCGCTCGGCGGCCTGGGCCATCTGGTGCAGCAGCAGCCGCTCGGCGAGCTGGCGAGGGATGACCGCCGTCCGCTTCGACTTCTTCGACTTCGGCTCGGTCATCACCAGGCCGCCGCCCCACTTGTCCGGGCACACCTTCGCGTGCCGGTCGCAGTCCGGCGGGCAGAACCTCTTGATGCACCGGCCCTGATGGGCGCCGGCGCACCCGGGCAGGCACACCTTCGTCCGGCACTCGTGCGGCCGGCCGCCCTGCTTGCGCGTGCCCTTGGTGCAGTCCGGCGGGCAGGCCCGGACGTGATGGCGCTCGGTGCACGCCGCGACGTCCTCGCAACCGTGCTGCCACGGCAGCCGGACGAGCTCCCACGCGATGCGGATGGTCGCCGCGTCCAGGTCCGTCAGGTCGATCAACGGCCAGGTCAGGCCCAGCGTCTCGCCGCGGCGCGGGCCGACGGCGAGCGCGGTCTGCCAGCGGACGCCGTTGCGACGCCGCTCCAGCGCCTCCAGCAGGATCGCCGCCTCGTCGCGCTCGGGCGGCAGCGGTTCCTCGGCGCTCTGCGCCGGCGGGTCGACGAAGTCACACACGTTGCGGCCGATCAGCTTGCGCCGCACGGCGTGCTTCAGCGCCTGGGACAGCAGCCGGAAGCACGCCAGAATCTGGGCGGGGGAGTAGCCGTCGGCCTTCATATCGGTCAGAAACCGCTCGACGTCCTCCTCGGCCAGGTCCTTCAGCCTGGGCCGGCCGAGGCGGGGCACGAGGTGGTTGAGGACCTTCGGCTTGTAGGACTGGTGCCAGGTGGTCGCGCGGACCTTCGGCCGGATTACGTGGTACAGCCAGTGGATCAGGTGCTCGGCGACGGTGTCGCCCTTGCCGGTCGGGGGCGTGAAGCCGGCCTTGTGCGACTCCATGAAGACGTCGCGTTTGGCGAGCGCCTGGTCGGGGTTGTCGCCGTAGAAATAGCGGCGATCCATTTTCCCGTCGGCCTTGTAGCCGAGGAAGACGATGGCGACCCAGCGGCCGTCTTTGCGCTGGTGGAGTGAGCCTTCACCTTTCTGACGGCGATTCTGTTTTGCCATGAATGCCTTTCCATTGGGTGAGGAGGGCGAGGTACTTTTGCTCGGCCGTGCGGTAGCCCTGCTGCCAGCCCAGGTCGTAGGAGATGCCGATGGGCTGGTCTCGTCTGTTGATGCAGCCGGCCAGGGTGGCGGTGGCGGCGACGGCGAGAGCGGTCATGAACCACATCCCGGCCACGTAGTTCGGGCCGTTCAGGTGCATATAGATAAGGAGAGCCCCTGCAACGTTCCAACAGATCGTGCTCAGGACCACCGTTGTCATGATGCGTCGCATGTGTGCTCGCGAACCTTTCGTTGGTACTTCCCCCATGCCCGTAGAGCCACAGCGTTGCATCGTGAGAATTGCACGATTAGTTATGTGGAGCTTCGATGCGGAAGCGTTATGAATGGTGCACAATGTGCGCCGGTCATCATGGATTGAGGCTAATGCCCGTTATCGTGCGACACGCGTTCCTTGATGTCCAATGTCGTGCGTATCTGCTCCATTTGGCCTCGCAGATGCGCGAGCTGTGAGCGGATGAGCTGACGCTCCAGCTCCGCCTTCTGTGCCGCGTCCAGTCGCGGCTCGGAGCGGATCTCCTCCAGGCCTTGAAGTAGCAGCTGCATAACCGCCTCGGAGGTGGTCTCGCGTTCGACCTCGCGGAGCAACGGCTCCTGCGCCGCGCGTCGCTCGATCTCCGTCCGCAGCATCCGTGCTGCGTCCGGCCGGCCCACGTCCTCGAGGTCCTCCGGGGTGATGCCGACGACCATCGCCATCAGGGTGATGCGGTCGGCGCCGCCCGAGTACTCGCCCTTCTCGATCTTCTGCCAGGTAGCCGTGCTGAAACTGGTGTTGCCCAGCTTGGCGGCACGTACGGCGGCGGCGCGGTGCGACAGGCGAGGGATCATCGCCTCCCGCCTCTCGCGGATCAGCTCGGCCTCTGGGGGTGCCCCACCCGGCCCCATATCTCACCCTTTCAGAGTGACGCAGAAATCTGCACCTTCCCGCGTAAACGTAACAGCGCACTGGCGCGTCGCCACCCCTCCTTGCCGGTAACAGCAGGCTGCCAAGGCAACTCGGTAGCCATGTTGATTAAAAATTCCGCTTCACCTACTTGTGCTACGCAGAATTACGCATAGGATCTGCTCATGAGCAGCGAGAGCAAGGCCTCGCCTCAGCTTGAGCCCGAACTGCTCAAGCTCCCCGAGGCCGCAACGATCATGAACGTCTCCCTCAGGACCGTCTACCAGCTGATCAACAGCGGCGAGCTGGACTCCTACCGCATCCGCGGAAACCGCCGCATCTCCCGCCAGCACCTCGACGAGTACCTCGAACGCGCCCTCAGGGACACGCGCCCCACCCTCGGAGAACGCCACCACCAGGCCGTGAGCCGCCCGCGCCGCAACCGCACCAAGTCGTCTGCCTGACCAGGCAGCCCGAGATCGCTACCTGCTGAAAAGCAGCGAGGCCCAGCCTCGCCCGCTGGACCTCGCCAAACGACCCGCAACCACCAGAAGGGACGCAGAGTCTCATGACCAACGGTACCCGTTCCGTGGCCGGAAGCCGGCCCGCGAACGACCTCCTGACCTCCGTCGAGGTCGCCGACCGCACGCTGGCCACGCTCGCGCACCTGGCCGCTGTGCGTACCGGCCCTGATGGCGCGGTTCTGCACCACGCCTTGTACGCCGCGCTCCTGGCGGGCGAACTGCACTTGGCCCCGGCCGACGCTGACGACCGCGCCGCCGACCCCGTCTGGAGCTACGCCGAGCGCGTCGTTAACGACCGGGCCCGCGCGCTGATCGAGCAGGCCCGCCAGGCCGCCAGGGCGGCCGAGCTCGCCCAGGGCGACCAGGACGAGACCGCTAACCAGCACCGCGCCAGGACCGGCCATTCACCGAACTTCGGATGCTGCGTGACCGACGCCGAACGCGCCGCCGCGACGCAGCGCTGGGAGACCGAGCTGACGCAGGACGGTGCCCGATGACCGCACCCACTCGGCGCCACCGCCTGCAGATCGCCCTGGCCGCCGCCGCCAACCTGTTCACCTACCCCGTGCCCGACACGTTTTTCAATGCGCGTCACGAACGAGTTCGTGATCGAGATCCTGCCCGCCGGCCCGGGCTCCCTCGATCTGATCTGCATCAACCTCCACCAGTGGGCCGCTCAGCTCGACGACGCCCGGTGGACCGTCAAGGCTCACAACGGGGAGCAGCGCATGCTCGCTGTCGAGGGGACCTGGCTCGGCCAGAAGGTGAAGGTCTGGCGGCTTATTCCCCTCGACGGGCCTGACCTGGCCGAGCTGTCCGCCCGCCCCGACCTCGACACCGTGGCGGGTGCGCGATGACCGACCTGCACCTGAACACGGAGGGCCCACGCAGTGGCGACAACACCGTCAGCGTGGCGGCCGGGCTGCCTGCGCGAGGACGGTGCTCAGTGAGCAACAAGCACGAGGTGCCCGCGTCGCCTGGCCACACGGTCATCGAGTACGGCATCCGCTACACCGAGATCGGCCGCGTCGCGGGCGACCCCAAGCTCAAGCGCCGCACCAAGTACAAGCTGTGCAGCCTCCACACCGCCGCGAGAGTCCTGCAGCAGGTTCGCGCCATGCAGGAGGGCTCGCCGCTGTGCCCCGAGGTGGACGCGGCCATCGTCACTCGCACCCTCACCTTCGGCCCGTGGACTGAACAGGCCGATCAGGGTGCAGGGCCGGGCGCGACCGGACCGGAGGCGTTCCGATGACCGCCACAAAGATGTCCGGCCTGCCGCTTGTCACTCCCACCGGCCGCCTGATCGCGCCGGCCGGCCTGCCGCGTGAGGAGTTCCTCGCCAACCGGCTGGCCGGGATCGGCGGCAGCGACATCGCCGCGGTGCTCGGCATGCACCGGCACACCTCGCCGATCAAGCTGTACCTGGAGAAGCGCGGCGAGCTGCCGCCCCTGCCCCGGCCCGCGTGGCTGGAGGAGGCCGCCGACATCGGCAGCGATCTGGAGGAGTTCATCGCCTCCCGGTTCGCACGGATGACCGGCACCTGGGTCGAGCCGATTGGCACGCTCCAGCATGTCGATCGGGCGTGGATGCTCGTCAACCTCGACCGGCGCGTGGAGGGCTGCGACGACGGGCCGTGCTTCGTGGAGTGCAAGAACCGGTCGGAGTACCAGTTCGAGGACTGGCGCGACGGCGTCCCGGACGAGCCCGCTCTCCAGGTCCACTGGGGCATCGGGGTGTCCGGCTACAGCCACGGCCACCTCGCCGCGCTGATCGGCGGCAACAAGTTCCGGCACGTCCGCATCGACCGCGACGAGCAGCTGCTCAGCCATCTCGTCGAAGCCGGCGAGCGGTTCATGAAGCGCGTGCTCGACGGCGACCCGCCGCCGATCGACGGCTCGGACGCCACGACCGAACTGCTGGCGCACCTATTCGACGTGCACCCCGACGCGATCCGCGAGCTCGACCCCGCCAAGATCACGCCGCTGCTGGCCGAGCGTGACCGGCTCAAGGCCGAGGTCAAGGAGCGCGAGCAGCAGCTCTCCGAGATCGACAACCAGCTGACGGCCGAGCTCGGCGACGCCGAGATCGCCCAGGCCAACAACCAGATCCTCTACACCGCGAAGAAGAACGGCGTCTTCGCCAACAAGCGGTTCGAGGAGGCCCACCCGGAGATCGCCGCGCGGCTCCGTAAGACCGTCTCGGTGCTCGACGTGGAGGCCGTCAAGGAGCAGCACCCCGACGAGTACCGCGCTCACCGCGCCCGCGTCATCCGCCCCGCCAAGCCCCGGAAGAAGGCAGCATGACCAACAACAAGGGCACCCTGGCCGCTCGCGTCGCCCAGCAGGCCGGCGGCCAGGCCGTCGCTAAGCAGCAGGAGTCCGCACCCGAGCCCATGGCCGAGGTGGTGGACCTGGCCCAGCGGGACACGTGGCTGCGCTGGCTGAACGAGCGACGCTCGTACTTCGCCGACGCGCTGCCCCGTCACATCGACGAGTCCCAGTTCATCCAGGCCGCGCTCACCGCGATGTACAAGACCGAGAAGCTGCAGGAGTGCACGCCGGAGTCGCTGATGATGGCGCTGATGCAGTGCGCCAGGTTCGGCCTGGACCCCGACGGCGTGCACGCGGCCGTCGTCCCCTACGGCAAGACCGCGACCTTCGTGCCCATGTACATGGGCTACATCGAGCTGATGTACCGCTCGGGGATGGTCGAGTCGGTCGTCTTCGACCACATCCACGACACCGACCAGTGGCGCTACAACCAGGCCCAGCGGCCCCCGGACGACTTCGAGCACGAGGTCGACCTGATCAACCGGCACGACGGCAACAAGATCCTGGCCTACGCCTTCTGCTGGATGAAGACCGGCGGACGCTCCCAGATCATGTTCCTCAACCGGCGAGAGGCCGAGGAGATCCGCGACACCCGCTCCAAGGCGTACCAGCTGGCCGAACGCAACCGCCGCCAGAACCCCGGCGAGTTCGCGAAGAATCCGCACTGGGGCAAGTACAACTCCACCTGGCACACCGACTTCGACGCCATGTGGCTCAAGTCCCCGGTCAGGCGCCTGAACAAGCGCGTTCCGACGTCGCCGGAGATCCGTGAGCTGCTGAAGATCGACGACCAGCTCGACGTCATGGAGCGCCTGGCCGTCCCTCTCACGAGCGTCCCCGCGGGTGGACGCCCCGAGATCGAGCCGCCCCCGCCTTCGGCCGACGAACAGGGCGCGATCGCGCCGCCGCTCGACCAGGACGAGGCCGGCTGGCCCCCGGTCCGCCAGCCGGGTAGCGCGGCCGGGAGTGAGGCGTCGTGATGTGGATCGTCCGCCTCGTCGAGCAGCGCATGCCGTACGGCCCGTTCACCGACGAGCAGGAAGCCCACCAGTTCGCCCGCTACCTGAGCGCCGAAGTCGACCCGGCCGTGGTCGAACGGCTCTGCTCGCCCATGGGTGAGCTTCTGAGCTGGTACGGCCAGGTCAAAGAGGAGGGCCGGTGACCGAGCGAGGCCGCTACAGCAGCCAGCGCAGGCCCCAACCGGTGCGCATGACCCAGATCCGCATCGTAGGGCCCGCCGCAGTCGTCGAGCAGGTCCGCCAGGTGCTGGAGGCCGCCGCCGAGACGATGCCGGGCTGGCACATCGACCGGATCTCGCGCCAGCTGGCCGCCGAGAGGCCCGAGCACGTGCGCCGCTACGTAGACCTGGAGGTTCACGATGCCTGAGCCGTATCAGCTGCCGTCCGGCACGCCGGAGCTGATGACCCCCGCCGAGGTGGCGCAGCTGTTCCGCGTTGGTCCCAAGACCGTCACCCGGTGGGCGGCGGCCGGCCGGATCGGCTCGGTGCGCACGCCCGGCGGCCACCGCCTCTACCGCCGTGATGACGTGCAGGCCGTGCTCGACACCCAGACCAGCCCTCGCACGGAGGGAGTCGGATGATGGCCGCGACGATCACTACCGGCTCCATCCCGGCTGTCCTGCGGCGGGCCGCTGACCTGGTGGCCGGCCTGCCTCACGCTCGGGTGGTCCGCTCTGAGGTGCACCGCGCCCTGCGGCATGCGTCCCCGCAGTCGGACATCGCGCAGGCGGCCCTGGTGGCGCTGGTCCGGCATCTGCGTGCGCTGAGTGAGGTGGAGTGGCTCACTCGCGCCTCGCAGCCCCGGAGCCGAGACCAGGTGTCAGTTGAACTCCGCGTGGCGGCCGACGCGTTCGAGGCTGCCCAGGCGGAGCTCGATCGCCGTAACGCGACAGGCGACGGGATCACCCCGTAGTCCCGTCCACGGGCGGCTCTCGGGGGGCCGCCCGTGGCACCAACCAGTTCCAGCACCGGCATCACTCCCCGAAGGGAGCACCCGATGATCCACCCTAAGCCTGGTCAGGCCCTGCCCGAACCGCTGGCCGAGCTCCAGAGCGCATATCCCGGCTGGTCCATCTGGACCAGCCGCGGCGACGGCGACTTCGCCCCGCGCTGCTACGCCACCCGCCCCGGGGAGCTGACCGACTACCAGCTCAACCACGGGCTAGCCCGGACCGTTCAGGCCGAAACCCCCGACAAGCTCTCCCTCCTGCTCGTACGGCAGACCAGCATCTTCCGGAACCTGGCCGGGCGGGGGTACGCCGCATGAACTCTTCCGATCACCTGCGTCTGCCCGCCGATGCCTTCCCTGTCGGGGTCTACGCCGCTGAGCGGCACATGACACCGGACGCGATCAAGGTCGAGGCGTCGGAGGCTGCGCTGATCCTGTGGGTGGCCGGCCTCATGGTCGGCGTGCCCCGCGACGCCGATGACACACGATTGCAGGCCGCGCTCCACCTGGCCTGGCACATGCGGAACGTGTCCGAGCGGTTCGGATCCCTTCTACGGGCCGAGCTGGAGGAGCGCCAGCGCGCCCGCACCGCCGCGCCGATCGCCGCCGCGATGCACGCAGCCTCGCACGACCATCCCGATCCGGCCTGCCCGGCTTCGGTTGAGGAGCCGATCCACCCGGTCGGCGCATCCCCAGCCGGTGAGAGCGCCACCGCCGATGACCACTGAGGCGGCATCGGGCCGCCCTACCGGCAGATCCCACTGACCATCCCGATACCGCCCGCTCCGCGCGTGGGGAAGCGCGCGTAGCGCGGGCTCGGAGGTGCCGGCCGCTACGGCTGAGCGCTGTGACCGGCGGTCGGCACCCCTCTTGACCTGATACCGCAAGGAGAACCTGATGTCGCTCACGATCGGCGAGGCCAACGCCGTCTTCCACCTCCTGGACTACGTCCTCGACGAGCCCGGCCCGGCAGGGCCCCTCACGTCCGACAACGCGCTGAAGGCCGCCCTCCTGCTGAGGGACAAAGCGCACAAGACCCTGACGGCCGGCATGCCGCCGGACCGCCTGCACGCGCTGTGGGCCGTGTACGCCGAAAGGATCGAGCTGGAGCGCAACGGCGTGGCCTCCTGCGTCTTGTGCGGATGCATCGAGGACCATGCCTGCGAGGGCGGCTGCGCCTGGATGCCCAACCCGTTCGGCGTCGACCTGTGCACGGCATGCGTCGAACTGCTCGCAGGGCTGCTCGCTGAGGCTCCGGCACCTGCTGAGGTGCGGGCGTGATGGACGCCAACGCGCTCGCCGAGGACGCGCGCACCGCGAACCTGGCGGCCGAGGAGATCGGCAACGCGCAGCTCGCCCTGATGGACGCCTTCGGCCTGCTGAGGTCCATCACCGTCGGCGACAGCGATGGCCAGATGCCTGTCCAGGACCACGCCGACGCCGTCCACGAGCTGCTGGCGGCCCGGCGGGCGTTGCGCAACTTGGCACGGATCGTCAACGGCCACGCCGACAACCTGGAACCGCTGGTCGTCGCCGGCGGCCGGAGCGCCCAGGCACAGGAGGCGAAGCAGGACGGTGTCGCCTCATGAACCGCTTGCACAAGCCTTCGTTCTGGCTCGGCGTCTGCGTCGTCGCGTTCGGCTGGACGGCAAACGATCTGTTCGCCGCTGAAGACGCGCGGACCACGCGGTTCGCCGTGCTGCTGGTGCTGGCGGTGACGTCCGCAGTCATGACCGTCTGGATCGCCCGTGGGCTGGCCACGAAGCGGCCAGCCGGGACGCTCGCCCACATCGACGCCGAGAGCGTGTACACCTACGTGCGCTGTTCCGGCTGCGGAGCTCACCTCGTGTACGTCGAGCACGGCCAGGACCTGGCCCAGCTGACGTCGGCCCGGGACGACCACACCTGCGAGGCGGTGAAGGCCCCGTGACCCGGGTCGAGCCCAACTCCTACAGCCCGTACGCGACTGCCGCGCTCGATGTCCGGCACCTGTTCGCGATGCCCGCCTGGCTCATGGCCTCGCCGCGGCCGGGCGAGCTCGCGCAGACCGCGTGCGGCGAGCTCGCGGTCATCCCCGAGGCGCCGATCAAGATCGAGCCGGGCGAGGCCATGCCCGAGGGGATGTGCGGCACGTGCGTGAAGGCTCGCAACGCGGACGTCGTCGTAGCACCCAGCGCCACGACCGCGGACTGCAGTGAGTGTGGCCTGGGCACTTGCCATGGCCCGCTGTGCGCGCTGTGCCGCACCGACCTGCACGACCAGTGGCGGCTGAACAACACCACCGGTCGCCTGGACGAGGCATCCGACGCACCCGAGGCCGCGGCCGAGCAGGAGGCGGGTGTCGTGCGGGTGGAAGGGGAAGCGCCCTGATGGCCGCCACCCTCCTTGTCTCCATCCTGGTCGCCACCGCCGCAGGCAACGCGGCGTGGTGGTGGTGCAGGGACCGGCGCCAGCAGGCCTGTATCCGCTCCCTGCGCAGACAGCGTGACCACTGGCGCAGCCGGGCGCAGCTGGCCGAGGAGGCCATGCGGACGGCGGCAGATAAAGCGACCGCGCTGGAGCAGCGCAACCGCATGCTCAGCGACCTGATCGGAGAGGACCGGACATGATCACGATCGGCCGCCGGACCGGCCAGCGCATCGTCGGCAACAACGGCTACGGCACCATCACCGGCCTGGGCACCTTGCGTGGCGAGGCCGTCGTGTACGTGCTGTGGGACCGCCTGCAGCCTCACGGTGAGAACCCGCAGTGGCGTGACACCGTCCGAGCCCGCGACGTGGTCCCCCTGGCCGCATGACGCCTGAGTTGAACGTCAGCACCGGCCGCATCCGCGATGTGCGGTGCTGCCGGTGCGGCGCGGCCGTGCGCTGGTGGGCTGCGCTGCACAGGCGAAGACAGATCCCGCCCCGGACGGAGTGACCGAGACCACCCTGAAGTGAGGCGTATGTGAGTGAGGAACAACCGGGCGAAGGAGTCCCGGTGGACGATGGCCCGGCGCCCGCGTGGGCTGCCGACTACCTGAGCCGTGCGCAGCTGGGCATCGACCGCGGCTTGCAGTGGATCCTGCTGATCTACTCCCGGCGAGGATGGGACGCCTCCCGGGTGGACGTCGCGCAGCGGCTGTACGTGCACACGGTCGGCCGCGAGCGTAAGCATTGCAACCCGAGCATCGCGTCTCTCGCGGACGACTGCAGCCTGTCGGAGACGACCGCGGCCGCGGCCGTGGAGGACCTGGAGGCTGAGGGCTGGCTGGTCGTGGTGCGCCGCCGCCGGCACCCGAACGTGTACCGGCTCGCGTGGCCGGGCGATGACCGGCACCCATGCGACCGTGCGCCTGTGTCGAAGTGCGGCCGGCCGACCAAGAAGGGCGGCGTGTGCACGCGGCGGGCGGGCCGTGGCACGGACACTCCCGGGGCAGGGCCGTGCGTGCTGCACGGGGGTGTGCCGGCGGCTTCGGGAGCGCTGCCGGAGGGGGAGCAGCCGGACGTTGAACCCCAACCATTGGGGTTCAACGAGGGTGACGAGCCTGTGGATAACCCTCCTACCGAACAGTGTTCGACCCCAACCGCTGGGGCGTTGAACCCCAACCGCTGGGGCGTTGAACCCCAACCGCTGGAGCGTTGGACCCCAACGGTTGGGGTGGAGTACGTAGTGAGTACATCAAGGGGTACGAGAGGAGTTCACAAATCCCGGGTTCTCGCCGTAGGCGACCCTGACGCCCGTACCGAGCGCGCCACCCCGGCGCCTCCGGCGCAACCCGGAAGATCATCGCCCTTAAGAGCACACACCCCCGCCGGGATCCTCGCCCGCATCCCGCGCTACCGGCCGCTACTCGGCGCCCGCTACGGCTGGGCCCTCACCGCCCTGCTGAAACGAGCACTCGACACCGGCTACGGCCCCGACGCCATCGCCAGCTACGCCGCGATGGTCATCGGCGAGGCCCGCTTCGCCGACCAACAGCACGTGCCCGAGCTGCGCTACGCCCTCGCCCGCCTGCGACGCGACGCCGAGCTCGGCCACACCTGCCGCACCTGCGCCAACGACCCGGCCATCTGCACCTGCGCCTGGACCAGCGACACCACCACCGAAGTCGACGCCGCGGCGATCGAGCGCGCTCTGGCCGACCTCGGCGCTGACCCCGACGAACGGGCCGCCTGCCTGGCAGCGGCCGAAAGGAGCGCCGCATGAGCGACCAGGACGCCGCGGGCGCCCTCCACCTGCCCACCCGGCCGGCCGCGGGAGGACCGCGGTGATCCCCGCGCCGAGCGAGCTGCGCCCCTGCAACGACTGCGGCCAGCCGGTGCTGTGGACCACCACCGCCGCCGGCAAGCGGCTCGCCGTCGACGCGCACCCGGCCGAGGACGGCAACCAGGCGTGCTACCGGGTCGTGAGCCGCTCGTGGGTGTCGCGCAGCTTGGACGGGGCCGACGCCCGGCCGCTGGCGCGGTGGGAGGACCGGTACCGGCCGCACGTGGCCACCTGCACCGGTCGGCCCGCCGTGCAGGAGCAGCTGCCCGGCATGATCCCGAAGGGCATGCCGTCGAACGTGGTCCGCCTAGAGCCGCGCCAGCGGAGCCGCGCGGGCCGGAGGAGACGGCGCCGATGAGCGGGCTGATCTACGCACCCGGTGAACGGTACGTCGTGGCCCACGGGTCGGCTGACGACGAGACCGTGTGCGGGCTGCCGGTCACCGACGGCTGGCAGGCCCTCCCGCCCTACCTGACCACACCCGAGTGCGCCGAGTGCACAGCCAGGGTGCGCCTCCTCCGGGCACAGGCCCGGACCGGCCCTAAGGCCACTCCTTCCCTGGGGGACCAGTCCTCCACCGGGGCCGCGGCCGGTGAGGCGCCCCCGCCCGCGGATCCCGTCCAGGCACCCCGGCCGCCCGCCATGCGGTCAGCTCCGGCCGGAGCAGACCCCGTCCCGGAGGAGATGACCGCGGCCACCCCCGGCGGAGCGATATCGCGGCTCCTGCGCCGACTTCGCAAAGCCCTCACCTGAAGCCGCGCCGGGACTCCCCGGCGCTCAACCCCGGAAGACCCGATGACCGACATCAACTTCGTAGCACCCCAGCTCCCCGGGGCTGTGGCGGCCTACCGCCTGACCCCTGGCGAGCGGCTCGTCGAAGAGACCCCGTTCCTGGTCCTGCACTGCCCCCACGGGATCGGCACCGGTCACATCACCCGTGCCGCGTGCGTCACCAACATCATCGACAGGGCACAGCGGACCGCAACGATCGAGCTCGCCGACCTCGTCCGGATAGCGCATTTCCACGACGAGCCCAAACCCTCCATCGAGCGCACCCGGCACTGGTCTGAGCTGTACCGGCAGCTGGGCGACGTCGGCGCCTACACGTTGCACGCCGACGTCGACGAACACTCTTTCCTGGTCATGAACTGCCCCTACCGGGGCGGACGCTGCCCCGGCAGCCAGGACGGCGAATGCGTGGCCAACCTCATCCCCGAGGGCCTGGCCGTCGCCGACCTCGGCACCGTGCTGCAACTGGCCATCGAGCACGACAACGCCCGCTACGGCGTGCCCGCGTCGCGTCTCGCCGCCCTCCGCGAGACCTGGGTGTCCAGGAAGGAGGAGGCCGCCTGCATCCGCGAGACCGCCGATGGGTGGAGCGCGGACCGCGCCGGTGAGCGGGCCGACCTCGTCGGCCGGATGCTCGCCGAGCTCGACCTGGCGGTGAACGGCGAGAGGGCGCCCCGGTGAGGGTGCGTCTCCTGGCACTCTTGGTGGTCCTCGTCTTCGTCGGATACTTCGCGGTCCTCTGCCTGGCCGTCCAGGGGCCGGGATGAGCAGGCAGCTGACGATCTGGACGCCCCGCCGCCGCCTGCAGGGCCGCAAGGGACGGCGCGGGTGGGTGCCGCGCTGCGACGACTGCGGCCGGCGCGTCCGCGCCGCCGAGTCCCTGCGCGTAGGACCTGACGGCCGACGCCGCGGCGACAAGTGCCGGCGCGCCTACAACCGGGCCCGCCGCCGCCTGGTCATCCCGCTCACGATCCCCGTCCGCTGGTGGCGGGACATCCCCGGCCAGCTCACCATCCCCCACGAGGAGACCTCATGTACATGATCCCCGTGCGGCTACCCGCCGACTTCACGCCGCACATCGTCCGCGACGACTGCACCCTCGCCATGGACCATCCGCTGTACGGCCATCCGTGCCCGGCCTGTCCCGTCCCGCTCGGCCACGACGGCAAGCCCGTCGCGCTGGTCGCGGTCGGCATCGACCCGTGCGACCGCAAGGACGCCGGGTGGGTGCGCGGCGCCGCCGTCGCCGTGCACACCGCGTGCGCATGCCCCAGCCAGGACACGCCGTGACCACCGTCGACACCTTCACAACGGGCGACGTGCCCGCGCTACGGCGGGAGCTGCTGGAGTGGCTGCGCGACGGGCGCGGCCTGCGCTTCCATGCCCGCATGTCCACCAAGGCCGGCACGATGATGGGCCGTCCGGAGCTGGACGGGCACCCCGGCATGATGCGCGCCTGGGCCGAGATGCTGTGCGAGCAGGAAGCACGGACGCTGGCCAACGCCACGCTGTACTTCGTCACCGCAGAGATGACCGAGATCGTACGGACCGCGGCCGCCGACATGCCCGCCTTCCCGCCCGACGCCGACGACTTCCCCATGCCCGCGGGGATGATCGTGTACGAGACGCCGCTGGTGGAGTACGAGCGGGCCGAGCTGGCGGCGGTCATGATCGACGGCCGCATGGCCTATGACCCCACCGACGGACGCGAAGAGATCGGCGTCACCGCCTGCACTTGGGGACCGTTCGACATGGCCGGCGATTGGAAGCACGGCGGCGTGTGGATGTCGTTCTACCGCAACCGCGCCGAGATCCTCGCCAAGACCATCGACGACCGGACGCGCGAGGGCCTCCGCGCCGAACACGCGCGCCTGGTGCCGGACAACGAGTACGGCATCCAGTTCGCGGGGACGGACGACGAGGCGGGCAAGGCGAAGCTTCAAGAGCGCCTGGCCGAGACCGACCAGCCCGGCTACACCAGCTTCTGGGCCAAGCACGTGCTCGCCACGCTGCTGCTGATGCAGCAACCGCTCGTGTACGAGCGGCCAGAGCCGATCCGGCGCGGCCTGCGCCGCCAGCTGGAGCGCGCCGGTTATCCGACCGGCGACATCCGGATCGTGGATGCGCGGCCGCGCCGCTACGAGCCGGGCGAGGAGGGGCCGAGCCCGGAGGCCGAGCAGGCCGGAGCCGACGACGTCGAGGACAGCGGGCGCAAGCTCTCCGTCCGCTTCCCCGTCCGCGGCTTCTGGCGCAACCAGTGGTACCCCTCCCGCGAAGTGCACCGTCCGAAGTGGATCGCCCCGCACTGGCGCGGCCCTGAAGCGGCGCCCATCGTCCACCCCGAACGCGTGCGCGTTCTCCGCCACCACCCCGACCAGGAGGCCCCACATGCCCAGACCCACGCCTAGCAGCAAGCCGCTCCCACCCGTCCCCGCCCCTGGTCAGCCGTGTGCCTGGGGATGTACCCCCAGCGTCGGGTGGCGCTGGTACCCGAGCACCACGATGTGGGAGCGCGTGTGCCGCTCCCACTCCGGTGGCAGGCCCGTAGCCGCCCGCGGCGAGTACATGCCCGACGACGCCGCCGTCAGCCGGCAAGGAGACTCCGTTGATCAGGGTCGGTGACATGGCGTTGCTACCTGCCCGCTTCGCCAACTTCGGCGACACCCGCCTCATCGATGAGCCCGGCCGCGTCTTCTCCATCGACGAGACCGGCTGGGCCATGGTCGACCGTGCTCCATACGGGCACATCGGTGTACCGGTCGAGGACCTCGCGCCGGCCAAGAGCAGTGATCGACAGCAACCAGGAGAGAACAGCACCATGAGCGAGACCACCTTCCCGTCTGTCAAGCCGTACAAGATCGTCTTCGTCTATGTGCAGGATGGTCGGCTGCGCATGACCGGCCGCGCGGCATGGCCCGCCGACAAGGAGCGCCTGGCGGCAGCCGCCGCCACGGCCCACACCATGGGCTACGGCATCGAGGTGACCATCTGGTGCGGGTCCGATCGGATGAACGTCACCCTCCGCCCGGAGGACCTCAGCCGTCTGCTCGCTCAGGCGGACAAGGCGGAAGCCGAGGTCTTCGCCCAGTAGCCCCTCCCACTGCAGATCGAGTACGCGACAATGCGGCACCACCAGCACGAGCACCGGCTACCCACGGTCGCGTGTGCGGGGTGCCGCATCAACCCCGGAAAACCCCGGCGGCCGACGCGCGCCGTCGGCAGGATGGAGCCCCCTCCTCCCTCCGACCGACCCCAACAGCAGGGAGAACCATGACCGCTCCAACATGTCCTGAATGCTCGGGACGGGCGTACACCAGCGAGCAGGCGAACTACGACCACATCCACGAGGTCGCGATGCTGCCGCGCGCCAGGCACACCGACAGCCACAGAGTCCGCCGCGGCTACGCGGTCGGCATGGCCGGCACCCTCCCCCAGATGTGGTTGTTCTTCGACCACATCGAGCCCGCCCTGGTGTGCGGCCGGGCGGCCCGCATGTCCTGCTTCGACATCATGGGCTATGGCGTCTACGAGGGCGCGCAGGAGGTTCGGTTCGACGAGCGCCTACGCCGAGACGTACGGACGCTGTACGTCCTTGACGGCGACTCGCTGGACCGCCACACCGACGAGGCCGCCGCCTTCACCCGCTGGATCGCCGGCTGCGACCCGAAGTCCTCTCACTTCAAACCGGAGACGCGGCACCGGCAAGCTCCCTACCCCGACGACGGCCGCTCGCCGGCCGACGACGTACGCGACGGCCTGGCGATGCCGTGGGTCGTCGACGAGCTCGGCGGTGCCAATGACATCGGATGACAAGGAAGGGGCGACCACCGGCCGCGCCGAGCAGATGGGGTTCTGACATGACAAATAAGCCGATCTACGACGAAGGTGCGGTCTGGGAGAGGGCCAAGGCCGCATACATGGCAAGCCACCGAAAGCCTGAGGACACAGACTTTCCCTGCCGTAGCTGCGGCGCCGAGATCGGCACGCCGTGCTCATGGAAGAAGTGGCGAAGATCCAACTCCGGCGACGTCTCGCACGCGCCACGGTGGGATAAGGCTCGCAGAGCCCGTAATCAGTACTACCTTGACGCGGCTCGCGCCGCCGACGCGGCCTGCGACGCGGCCAGGGCCGAACACGCAGGAGCAGGAGAGGGTGCGCCGTGAAGGTGACCCGCGTCGTCGAGGGCGACGAGATCTCCATCACCTGGGAGGCCGAGACGCCCGAGGAGATGGCTGAGCTGAAGGAGCGGGCTCTGGCTGTCGCCCGCGGTGAGTGGCCTGACGAGGTGCTGGACGAGATCGACGTGTGCCCCATGGGGTGCGGCCGCCGTACCGAGGACGCCGCCGGCGGCCCGTGCCGGGCGTGCTGGGACGCCGCGCCGATGCTCCCCTGACCAGCAGAGTTCTCCCGATCACTGAGAAGACCCCGGCGCCTGAGTTCAGGCGCCGGGGTCTTCGGCTTCGCCGCGCCCTCCGGAAACTTTGTTGTATTGACGTTGACAAGCGTGGTGTGCGATCCCATACTTAGTTGTAGTCAGCATAACGAAGTTTCTAGGGGGGAACATGACCACCGACGTCAACCAGCAGTTCAACGAGTCCCGTCGCGACATGGTGGCCCGCTTCGGCAGCGTCCGCCGCGACAACGGCAGCTGGACCGGCACGGGTTACGACGCTGGCGAGGTCATCGGACGCGACGCGCTCGACACCACCACCGGGCAGGCCGCCCTCTACACCTCCACCCCCGCATGGCACGGTCTCGGCGAGGTCATCCCCGGCGGCACCAGCAGCGTTGATGACGTGCTCCGCCTCGGCAAGATCGGCTTCGAGGTCGAGAAGCGGGCCGTCCGCTACAGCTTCATGAACGACGCCGAGGTCACTCCGCAGCTGCGCACCGCGCCCGACCACTTCGTCACCGTCCGCACCGACACCGGCGCCCCGCTCGGCGTCGTCGGCAGCAAGTACACCCCCATCCAGAACAAGGATCTGTTCACCTTCCTCCAGGACCTCGTCCAGGAGCACAACGTCATCTGGGAGTCCGCCGGAGCCCTGCGCGACGGCAAGAAGGTGTTCGTCACGATGCGCCTGCCCGAGTCCGTCACGATCGACCCGCAGGGCATCAACGACGAGATCATCCCGTTCGTCGTCATGCTCAACAGCCACGACGGCCAGAGCCCCGCCCAGGCCCTGGTCACCCCATGGCGGGTCGTCTGCGCCAACACCGAGCGGTTCGCCATGCGCGACGCCTCCAGCTCCTGGAAGGTCCGCCACACCGCCAGCGCCCTCGACCGCATCCACGAGGCCCGCCGCACCCTCGGCCTGACCGTCGCCTACTACGAGGAGTGGGCAGCCGAGGAGACCGCCCTCGCCCAGACCGACATCACCATCCGCGCCTTCCGGATGCTGGTCGACGACCTGTGGAAGCCGGTCGACGAGGACGCCCCCGTCCGCACCCGCAACACCGCCGAGCGGCGCCGCCAGCGCCTCGACGCGATGTTCCGCGACGAGTCCGAGCGGCTCGGCAAGACGGCTTACGCCGCGGAGCGGGTCATCACCGACTACCTCGACCACGTCGCGCCGCGCCGCCCCGGCCGCTCCATGACCGAAGAGATCGCCCGCGCGACCGCCCTCCTGGAGGGCTCGGACGACGAGCTCAAGGCCAAGGCCCACAAGCGGCTCATGCTGATGGTCCGCCGCTGAACCACCACCGGGGGCGGCCCCGCACTGGCCGCCCCCGGCCGACCGGGGGAACCTAATGATCCTCTCAGACGTGACCGTGGCCACCTTCCTCGACGCATGGAACGGCTACCTGGCCAGCGAGGTCGGCCCCGGGCTGGCCTGCTCCGAAGCCGAAGCTATGGCCGACCTCATCGCAGAGATGGGGCGGCCCGACCTCGCCGCCGCCTGGATCGAGCACCACGCCGAGAACGACAAGCCCGAAGACCAGCACTACCGCCGCTCGAACTGAGCCCACCAAGCCCCTGAGGGCCGGAGACGCGACCGGGACATCGTCCCACCGACTCGCTTCCGGCCCTCAGGCATGTCCGGAGGCTACGCCGTGAACAGGATCACTGGTACGAGGGGCGCTGGCCGCAGCCATAATCCTTGTATGGCTGACGTTGACGCCGACTACTGGACCATGGCAGATATCGCCGAGCACCTCGGCATCAAGCTCCGCAGCGTGCACACCTACCGAACCCGCGGAGACCTGCCACCCGAAGACCACATGATCGGCCGCACACCCGTCTGGCGGCCCGCCACGATCACCAGCTGGAAACGCCCAGGCCAAGGCGCCGGCGGCGGCCGACCACGCAAGGACGCATCCGAGACCTGACCTGACAACACCCAGCAACCAGATCGATGACCGCGACAGCAGGCCCTGCAGCTACTCGAGCATCACGATAACCACGTGATCACGAGGAGATTTCCGGCGCGCTCTTCTCATGGATCCGGAGGATCTCGCCGCAGACCAAGTAGGCGTTGAGGGCACACCATTCCGCTTCCTCCAGCGCCAGTTCGGCGTGGACGCCCCTGCTGGAGAGCCTGTCGAGCGCTGCGAACCGCTCGTAGACGCCTGCGATCATGGCGCCGATGGTGGCAGCGAAGCTGTCGCTCTCGACAGCCTGCTTGATGAACTCCTTCAGCCGGTTGCGATACGCGGGATCGTCCAGCTTCGCTCCCTGCTCGTTCAGCGCGCCGGCCTCGGGTGGGTAGACGTGGTCAGCGACGGCCTTGAAGATCCTTCGGCAGGAGGTGACGGCCTGAGAGAGCTCCTCGGTGACCACGACACCCGCCTGCCCGTCTGCCGCCTCCGCGAGCCTCCTGAACGCCGCGTTGAACATATCCACGAGGTGAGGAGCGCTCTCGGCCAGCAGTTGATCAACTCTGGCTCGCTGCGCCGAGAAGATCCGTTCGTGGACGCCCTGATAGCTCAGCTGACGCTCCCAGCCGCACAGGGCCATGAAGGCCCGGTACCGGATTGTGCCGCGGATTTCGTTGAGCCTGCTCTGCATGTGGAACTGCTCCGACCACTCACGGTTCCCCATGTTGGCGTCGCCGATGTTCTCGAAGACCCGGTCGAGATAGTCCATATGTTCGACTGAGTGGGCGTAGATCTTGTCATCCTCGGTGCCGGGAGCTCGACGTCGATCGGCCATGAACCCATCCAGCGCCATGCTGGCGGGCCCGGAGGGATCAGCCCAGGTGCTGGGATCCGTCATGAGGCGCTGTACGTCCCGCTTGTTGCTCGCCCTGTCGGCTCCGATGTCCCTGAGCTCGTGGGAGAAACGGATCGCCGTCGGCACGTCGCCCACCAGGTTGGCGATGCGGACGACTCGCCTGATGGTCGCTCCCAGGGGACGCTCCTCGAACTCGTCCAGGGCCTTGGCGATGAGAGCGCGAATGTGGTCGGTTGAGGTCACGATGAGGAGCGTAGGCCCAAGAAACGCATCGCTGCTTCCGCGGTGTGGCCCCGGACCTCTTGATCGGGGGCACATTAGAGACATGAGCGCAGGCACCGGCCCAACCCCATGACCGGCCCAACACGAGACGGCAACGGCCGCTTCGACCGCGACCCTGAGACGGCCAAGCGGGATGCCGAGGCGTGCCGCCTGCGCGCCCAGAACATGAGCTACCGGCAGATCGCCGCCGAGCTCGGCGTGGACGTGCACACCGCCTACGACGCCGTCCAGCGTGCCCTGCGCGACACCCTCCAAGAGCCTGCCGACGACGTCCGGCGGCTGGCGCTGATGCGGCTCGACGAGTACGCCCGGCATGCCCGCGAGGTCCTCCGCAACACGCACTACGTCGTCTCCCAGGGCAGGGTCGTACGGCTCACCCGGGGAGGAACTCCTCTGGAAGATGACATGCCGAAGTTGCAGGCGATCGACCGGCTCCTGAAGATCGAGACGCAGGTGTCCGACCTGCTCGGCCTGAAGGCCCCGCAGCGCGTCTCGATCGACGCGCAGAACCTGGGCGAGGAGATCCGGGACCTGATCGCCGCGCTCGTCACCGGCGACGAGGACGAGGACCTGGACGACGAGGAGGGCCAGGCCGACGAGCCCGGCCCGGACGGCCGCGGTGACGAGCCCGCCTGACCTGGCCCGCATCGCGGCCAGCGTGGACGAGCTGGTGCGTGCCGGCGACACCCGGCGGCTGCGCGCGGTGCAGCGTCAGCTCAAGTCCGCGGTGGACCGCAAGCGGCTCGCCGAGCGGGCCCGGAAGTACGCCCGTGACCCAGTGGGGTGGGTGCGGCGGCGGCTCAAGCAGATCGTCTGGTCAAAGCAGCGCGAGGTCCTGGAGTCCGTCCGCGACAACCGGCGCACCGCGGTGCAGTCCGGCCACGGCGTCGGCAAGTCCCACACGGCGTCGCTGGCGGCCTCGTGGTGGCTGGACACGCACCCGCCCGGGCAGGCGTTCGTCGTCACCACAGCGCCCACGTACGCGCAGGTGCGGGCGATCCTCTGGCGGTACATCCGCCGCATCCACAAGGCCGCCGGGCTGCCTGGCCGGGTCAATCAGACCGAGTGGTGGCTGGACGACGAGATCGTGGCGTTCGGTCGCAAGCCGTCCGATCACGACGAGTCCGCGTTCCAGGGGATTCACGCCCGCTACGTGCTGGTGATCCTGGACGAGGCGTGCGGGGTGCCGGCGCAGCTGTGGGTGGCGGCCGACGCGCTGACGACCAACGAGGACTGCCGGATGCTCGCGATTGGCAACCCCGACAACCCCGCGTCGGAGTTCCGGAAGGTGTGCCGGCCCGGGTCGGGCTGGCACGTCATCAAGATCTCCGCGTACGACTCGCCGAACCTGACCGGCGAGCCGATCCCGCGCGAGGTGGCTAAGGCCCTGGTCGGCAAGGAGTGGGTCGAGGAGAAGCGGCGGGAGTGGGGCGAGGACAACCCGCTGTACAAGGCCAAGGTCGAGGGGGAGTTCTCCGAGGACTCCGAGTGGCAGGTCGTCCGGGGCAGCGACGTGGCGGCGTGCCGGATCGGCAGGGACGAGCCGCGCCCGGCCGAGCAGCTGCTGCCGGTCGAGCTGGGCGTCGACGTCGGCGGCGGCTCGGACGAGACGGTCGTCCGTGAGCGGCGCGGCATGGTGGCCGGCCGGGAGTGGCGTAAGCACACCGACCGGCCGGAGGAGATCGCGCCGCTGATCAAGATGGCGATCCGGGAGACCGGCGCCACGAAGGTCAAGATTGACTCGATCGGCGTCGGGTTCGGCGTGATCGGCGAGCTGCGCAACGACAAGGCCCTGCGCAATGTGCAGATCATCGGCGTCAACGTGGGGGAGAAGGCGAGCAGGCCGGACAGGTTCGCCAACCTGCGGGCGGAGATCTGGTGGGAGGTCGGCCGCGGCCTGTCGGAGCGGCGCGGCTGGGACCTGAGCGCGATGGAGAACGGCGACACCACCGTGGCGCAGCTGCTGGAGCCGCAGTGGGACGCCGACCCGACCGGGCGGATCAGGGTGGAGAAGAAGGAGGAAGTGATCAAGAGGCTCGGCCGGAGCCCCGATAATGCGGACGCTCTCCTCCTGGCGTTCCACAATGGCGGGCCGAAGGGGCGTGTCCGCTTCACCTAGCAGGAAAATCTTCGGACGATCGGCGTGTCTGCCGAAAATATTCCTGCCCGCGCTACCATCCGAAGTATGGCGACCCCCGCGGCCCGCGTCACCACGTTCCGCACGGCGTTCCGAGACGAACGCCAGGCCGCCGCCGCGCGCCCGCCGCGCACCCCCCTCACCGTCCGCGCCGCCCGCCGCCTCGCGCGCATCCTGCCCCGCTGGGCCACCATCCGCACCGCCGTCCTCAGCGTCTCCGGATTCGGGCTGATCACCGCCGCCGCCTGGCACCTGCACATCGTGGCCGGCCTGGCCACCGCGGGCGTCAGCCTGCTGATCCTGGAGGCCCTGTCCGGCGGTGACCGCAGGTGAGATCCCCGCTGCGCACCCTGACCGGCCGCATCATCGCACCGGCGAACAAGGCGCCCGTCCCGTACGAGGGCAGGGCCCGCACCTGGGGCGGACGCCTGTTCGGGAGCCGCATCGACGCCGAAGCCCAGATGCGCACCATGGGCTCGATCGGCACGGTGTTCGGCATCGTCCACCGCACCAGCAACGCGTTCTCCCAGGTCGAGTGGGGACTGTGGGAGAAGGCCGAGTCCGGCCTGGACGAGGACCGCAAGCCCGTCACCCGCCACCTCGCACTGGACATCTGGAACCGCCCGAACCCCTTCTATACAGGGCAGTTGTTCAGGGAGTCGTTCCAGCAGCACCTCGACCTGGTCGGCGAGGCCGTGTGGGTCGTCGCCCGCAACCCGCGCATGCGGCAGATCCCGCTGGAGCTGTGGCCAGTCAGGCCGGACCGGATCGAGCCCGTCCCGTCGCGGGAGAACTTCCTCGCCGGCTACGTCTACATCGGCCCGGACGGCGAGCAGGTCCCGCTCAAGCTGGACGAGGTCATCCGGCTGATGATGCCCAACCCCTTGGACCCGTACCGGGGGATGGGGCCCATCCAGAGCGTGTTGTCCGACATCGACGCCAGCAAGTACTCGGCGCAGTGGAACAGGAACTTCTTCATCAACAGCGCGCTGCCCGGCGGCATCATCGAGGTCCCCGGCGAATGGACCGACGACGAGTTCGACCAGTTCCGCGACCGGTGGGAGGAGCAGCATCGCGGCGTCGCCGCCGCCCACCGCGTGGCTCTGCTGGAGAACGGCGCCAAGTGGGTGGACCGCAAGTTCACCATGCAGGACATGCAGTTCACGGAGATGCGTGGCCTGTCCCGGGAGATCATTCGTGAGGCGTACACGATCCCCAAGTTCGCGCTCGGGATCATCGACGACGTCAACCGTGCCACGGCCGAGGCGAGCAAAGCCTGGTTCGCCGAGATGCTCACCGTGCCCCGCCTGGAGCGGGCCAAGGGCGCCCTGAACAGCTTCTTCCTGCCCCTCTTCGGGGACGCTGCCAGGAACCTGGAGTTCGACTACTGCGACCCCGTCCCCGCCGATGCCGAGGCCCGCGACCGGGAGCGGCTGAGCAAGGCCGAGGCTGCCCAACGGCTCGTCATCGCAGGGTGGGCGCCGGACGACGTCGCCGACGCGGTCGGGCTGCCCCGCATGACCTACGTCGGCCCGCCGGCGGGAGCGAAGCCGCCGGCGCTGTCGAACCAGAAGTCCGGCGAGCAGCTGCTGGCCGGACTGCGCGGTGAGCTTCCGGCGGCACCGGTGGCGCAGGACGAGGACGAGGACGAGGTGGAGCGTCTTGTCGAGCAGGCCATGGAAGCCATTCGAACGCTGTTCGAAAATGCGTTGGATGCGCTCCTCGCCGCCTGGGACACGATCAACGTGGCCTGGCGGCGCGACCTCGTCGACCAGGTCCGCCAGGCCGTCGAAGACGACGACGTCGCCCAGCTCGCCAGCCTGGCCCCCGACACCGACCAGGCGAAGGTCGAGCTGTCCGACGCGCTGATCGCCCTGACCCGCGCAGCTGCACAGCAGCTCGCCGACGAGGCCGCAGCCCAAGGCGTCACCGTTGAGCCCGCCGACCCCGACGAGAGCGGCCTGGGCGCCACGGCCGTCGTGGTCGTGGCGCTGCTCGCCGCTGGCCTTGCCGCGGCGGCCGCGCGGGAGGCGCTGCGCGTGTGGGGGCCGGACGCCCAGCCCGACGAGGTGGCTCACCAGGTGGACGAGCACCTGCGCGGCCTGTCCGACCGGACGTTGCGCGACGAGCTCGGCGGTGCCCTGCACCACGCCCAGCAGGAAGGCCGCATGGCCACGCTGGAGGACGCCCCGGATCCCGAGGTGTGGATCGCCAGCGAGCGCAACGATGCCAACAGCTGCGCGAACTGCCGCGAGGTGGACGACAAGCGGTTCACCGACTACGCGAGCGCGCGGGCCGCCTACCCGGTCGGGGCGTACCGGGACTGCCTCGGCCGAACCCGCTGCCGGGGCACGATCGTGCCCATCTGGGAGGAGCAGTAAATGACGTGGATCCACCTCCCCGCCGAGTACCGCAACCTGCGGATACCACCGGCCGCACAGAAGCAGGACACGCCCCGCTGGTACGAGTTCCGCAACGCCAGCGAGGACGACGCCGAACTGCTCATCTTCAGCGAGATCGGCGGCTGGTTCGGCGTCTGGGCCGACGAGTTCGTCGAGGAACTCAACCAGGTGAGCGCGACACGGCTGACCCTGCGCCTCAACTCGCCCGGCGGCTCCGTCTGGCACGGGGTGGCGATCGCCAACGCTCTGCGCGCGCACCCCGCGAGCGTGACGGTCCGCGTCGAGGGCCTGGCCGCCTCCATCGCCTCGATCATCGCGCTCGCCGGCGACCGCCTCGTGATGGCGCCGAACAGCATGATGATGATCCACGACGCGTCCACGTACACCTGGGGCGACGCCGCCGAGATGCGCAAGACCGGCGACGTCCTCGACAAGATCTCGGACAACCTGGCCGACGCCTACGCTGCCAAGGCCGGCGGATCCCGCGCCGAGTGGCGCGGCCGGATGCTCGCGGAGACCTGGTACACCGCGGCCGAGGCCGTCGAGGCGGGCCTGGCCGACGAGCTGATGATCCCGCCGAAGACCGACGACCCGGACGAGCCCGAAGGCCCCCAGGACGCGGCCAAGCTCATGGCCGCCCGCTGGGACCTGTCGGTCTTCCGGTACGCCGGGCGTGCCGCCGCGCCCGCGCCCATCCCCGCACCCGCTGACGCCGCGCCCCAGACCGGCACGCTGGCCGACACGGGACGGGCAGGTGCGCACGACGGCCGCCTGCCGTACCCGCTGTCCACGACGGCAGCACCCCAGGACCAGGCGCCGGCTGCGACTCCGTCGCGTTCCCCCGACGCGACACCGCATACCCCTCATGCGGAGCCCGTCCCGCAGCCGGCGTCTGCACGTGCTGAGCCCGCGCCACCGGACGCGACCGGCACCAGCCCGGCCGCCGAGCCAGTCGCCGGGCCGGTCGTGGACCCGTGGGCGGACCTCGTCGCCCACCTACTGACCCCCGCGGACCCCTCCGCGGAGGACCTGCTAGCCCATCTGAGGGAGGCAATGTGACCACCCCCGTCCTGCCTAAGGACATCCCCATCCCGGCCTCCTCGGAGGAGCTGGCCGAGTTCATGGGCGACCCGGGCAAGTACCGCCCGGTGCTCGCCGACGTCGGCACGCTGACCAAGTTCATCCAGGCGTACGGACAGAAGCTCCAGGGCGAAGGCACCGACCTGCACCGCGCGGTCGCCGCCGAGACGCAGCGCCAGCTCGCCGGCTACCTGCAGGACAAGGACGTCGACCCGGACAACGCGGACCGGATCAAGCGGCTCAACCTCGACCCGCAGGCGGCCCGCGGCGGCAAGCGCGCGAGCATGCTCACCAGCTACGGCCAGGGCGCCGCGCACAACCCCCACGCCCCCGGCGCCGTGCTGGACCACATGTTCAACACGAGCGTGGAGTACCTGGAGGCGATCTGGCACCTGAGCCCTGGGGAGGGCTCGGCGTCGAAGAAGGCCGCGATCCGCAACGCCGCCAGCTCGGTGTCGCCGGCGGACGGCGGTTTCCTCGTCCCGGAGAACCTCCGCTCCCAGCTGCTGGAGATCGCGCTGGAGATGGCGGTCGTCCGCTCCCGCGCCACGGTGGTGCCGATGGACTCGGCGAGGGTCCCGTTCCCGACGATCGACGTCACCAGCAACGCATCATCGCTGTTCGGCGGCATGATCGCGTACTGGGGCGAGGAGTCTGCGGCGCTCACCGAGAGCGACCCGAAGTTCGGCCGCGTCGTCCTGGACGCCAAGAAGCTGACCGGGCTCAGCGTGGTGCCGAACGAGCTGCTGCAGGACAGCCTCATCTCGTTCTCCGCGCTGATCGAGCGGCTGTGGCCGATGGTCCTGGCGTTCGAAGAGGACGCCGCGTTCATGACAGGCCCGGGCGTCGGCGAGCCGCTCGGGTTCCTCGGCGCGGGCAACTCCGCTGGCATCGCGGTCGCCACAGAGGGCGGCCAGCCCGCGGACTCCATCGTGTACGAGAACGTCGTCAAGATGTACGCCCGCATGCTGCCCAGCTCGATCGGCCGGGCGGCGTGGATCATCAGCCCAGATGTGATCCCTGAGCTGTTCACCATGGCGCTCTCGGTGGGCACGGGCGGCAACAGCGTGTTCGTGGTCAACGCGGCCGGGCCCGGTCCGATGACGCTGTTCGGCCGGCCGATCATCGTCAGCGAGAAGGCCGGGCGCCTGGGCGACCGCGGCGACATTGCGTTCTGCGATCTGGGCTACTACCTGATCGGCGACAGGCAGTCGATGACCGCCGCGTCGAGCACGGACTACCGGTTCGGGCACGACCAGACGGCGTACCGGATCATCCAGCGGGTCGACGGCAGGCCGTGGATCCAGTCGGCGATCACCCCCCGCAACGGCGGCAACAGCCTCAGCCCGTTCGTCGAGCTCGCGGCCCGCTGAGCCAGGAAGGACCTACTGATCATGGCCGTAGAGGCATACGCGCTCGGCAAGAACTTCAACATCGGCGCCGTCACCGTTCCCACCGACGCAGTCGCCGGCGCCATCACCGGACTGCGCACGCGGATGAAGGACGCTGCGGTGTGCAGCTTCGTGATCGTCACCACCGGTGGCTCCACCGACATCACGGACATCGACCTGCAGGAGCACAACGCCGCGAGCGGTGGCACTTCGCAGGACCTCGACGTCATCACCACCTACTACTACCGATCCGAGGCCAGCCTCGACGGTGACGAGCAGTGGACCAAGGGCACCCAGGCCGCCGCCTCCGAGATCACCAACGTCGGTGCCGCGTCGGAGGAACTCCTCCTGGTCGTCGAGGTCCGCGCGGAGCAGCTGTCCGACGGGTTCGAGTGGGTCAGCGTGAACGTGCCCGACCTCGGCACCAACGGCACCCGCTACGTCGCCGTGATCCCCATCCTGTCCGGGCTGAAGGTGCAGCGAGCGCCTGAGAAGCTCGCCGCGCCGCAGTAAGGAGCTGCCGACATGACGACGATGATTCAGGGTGACCAGCTCCGCACGCTGCTGCTCGGCGCGAAGGTCGACCGTGCGGCGGCGAACCTGCCGCAGACCGCGACCGGGGCGCTGTTCAACGTGACCGGCGGCCGGGTGCTCGTTACGAGCATCACCGGCCGCGTCACCACGTCGATTCAGGCGCAGGCTAACGCGGTCAAGCTCGTGGCCACGCCGAGCGGGAGCGGCACGGTCAACGACCTGTCGGCCACGGTCGACGTCAACGGCCTGGCCGCCGGCGGGCTGCTCGGCGCGACCGGTCTGGCCGGCGACGCCCTGGTGAAGTCGACCGGGGGCGGCGTGTCCAACCTGCGTAACCCGATCGTGGTCGCGCCGGGTGCGATCGGCCTCAACACCGCCGCGAGCAACACCGGCCAGGTCGAGTGGTCGCTGACGTACGTCGCGCTGGACAACGGCGCGACCGTGGCGGCGGCCTGATGGCCATGCTGGTGTGCTCCGACTGCTCGACGCGGTACGCGCAGGACCTGGAGACCTGCCCGCACTGCGGCGGGCGTGAGCGCGTCGAGGAAGGCAGTACGCAGGGGTCGCGGCTGCCCTTCCTCGACGTCACCTGTCCGACCGCCGGGTGCCGGGCGGAGGACGTCGTCCGCCGCATCCATCAGCCGATGATCGTCCCCGGCGTGGTGGAGCGGCCGACGTACGTGTGCGTGTCGTGCGGCGCCGTCATGCTGCCCGTCGCGGGCTGGCCTGGCCTGGCCGGGATGGAGGAGAACATGCCGAAGATCACCCGCCATGGCGGGCCCACCAACGCGGCGGCCGATCGCGAAGAGGAGAGCGCCGGTCGGCCGCCGGCCAACGACCCGGCCATCGAGCCGCCCGAGCGCGAGCACCAGCTCAACGGCCCCAGTGAGGGGATCGAGGTGCCGGCCGACGGCACCGAGTCGCCCGAAATCACCGGCGACGGGTCCGGCGAGGCCCTGCCGCCGGTCGAGCAGGAGGGAGACGAGCCATCTCCTGGGAACAGCTCCTCGACATTCTCCGAGACGCCGCCGCCGAGCGAAGAGACGAGCAGTCCCGCCCCCCGCAGGCGTGCCCGAACGACGGCGAGCCGCTCGAAAGCGGCCCAAACGGAGAGCTCCACTGCCGATGGGACGGATGGCAGTGGCCCCGAGACGCCTGATGAGGGCAAGGACGACTGAGCATGGCGATCACCCGGGCCTGCTACTGCACGCGGGAAGACGTCCAGCGGGCGCTGGACGTCAAAGAGACCGCGCGCTCGGCCCGGCAGATCGACCGGGCAATCGAGTCCGCCTCCGACGCGATCGACGGCGGCGCAACCGGCGCCAACCGCGGCGCCGGCATCCTGAAGCGCAGGTTCTTCCCCGAGATGGAGACGCGGACGTTCGACTGGCCCAACCCCCAGGGAGCCCGCTCCTGGCGGCTATGGCTCGACCAGCACGAGCTCGCGGCGGCCACTGCGGTGGTCGCCGGCGGGATCGTCATTCCGCCGGGGGACTACTTCCTGCGTCCCGACGACGGGCCGCCGTACAACCGGCTGGAGATCGCCCTCGACTCCAGCGCCGCCTTCAGCTCGGGGGCCACGCACCAGCGGGCCATCGCCATCACCGGCACCTGGTGCGGCTGCGACATCGCCACCGCCACGGCCGGAGCGCTCGCCGAGGCCCTGGACTCCAGTGAGACCGCGGTCGACGTCACCGACTCCAGCCTGATCGGGGTCGGCGACCTGGTGGCCGTCGGCGCGGAGCGGATGCTGGTCACGTCCAAGAGCATGCTCGACACCGGCGTGGACATCCACGCTGGCGACGCGCTGACCGCCGCGGCGTCGGACGTGTCGATCACCCTGTCCACCGCCACCGGCGCGCCCACGGTCGACGAGGTGATCCTGATCGACTCGGAGCGGATGCTGGTGGTTGACGTCGCCGGGTCGGTCCTCACGGTGAAGAGGGCGTGGGACGGGTCTGTGCTGGCCGCTCACGCCGCCGGGAGCAGCATCTACGCCCCGCGCACCCTCAACGTGGTGAGGGGCGCGTACGGCACTACAGCGGCCACGCACGACACCGCCGCGGCGGTCGAACGCCACCTCGTGCCCGGCCTCGTCCGCGACTACTCGCTCGGCCTGGCGCTCGTGCAGCTGCTCGGCGAGCAGGCCGGGTACGCGCGCACCGCCGGCACCGGTGACAACCAGCGCGAGGTGACCGGGCGCGGCCTGGCCCAGCTCCGCAAGGACTGCATCACCGCCTACGGGCGCAAGGCCAGGATCCGGGGGGTGTAGATGGAGTTCGTCTTCGACGTCAACACCTCGGGCCCGATCTTCCGGCGCGGGTACGCCGAGCAGGTCATCCGCGCCTACCGGGACGAGGCCACGCTGAAGGTCGCTGGCGTCGGCAAGGGCATCCTGCACGGGTACCTGCATCAGTTCCTTCAGCACCCCACGGGCTACTACCAGTCCAAGATCGCGGTCAAGCAGATGTTCGGCGCGGCTGTCATCTACGACCAGCGCGTCATCTACAGCTGGTGGCTCGCCGGCGTCGGGTCCCGGAACTTCCCCATCACCCGGTTCAGGGGCTACAAGCACTGGCCGCTGACCCGCGCGGACCTCACGGCCAAGGCCGGCGAGGTCGCCGAGCACGTGCTGCACCAGTACGTGAGGAGGCTCAACTGATGGCGCTCAACATCGCCGGCATCCTCGACGCCACGGTGTCGCACGCCCAGGGCCTCGGCCTGTTCGAGCGGGTGAACACGCACGAGCCGGAGAACGCGCCCGGCAACGGCCTGTCCGCGGCCGTCACCGTGGCCGAGGTCACGCCCATCCCGGGGGCGTCCGGACTGGCCGGGACGACCGGCCGCCTCACCCTCAACGTCATGATCTTCGCGCCGGTGCCGCAGGAGCCGGCCGACGACATTGAGCCGCTGCTCGTCGCCGGGGTGGACGCCCTGTTCACCGCCTACTCCAGCGACTTCGAGCTCGGCGAGCGGGTCCGCAACGTGGACCTGCTCGGCGCGCACGGCACCCCGCTGTCCGCGACCACTGGCTACGTGACGATCGACGCCCAGACCTACCGGGTCGCGATCGTCACCCTCCCGCTCATCGTCAACGATCTCTGGGGGCAGGCGCCATGACCGCGCTGGAGCTGGCCCGGGTGGGCTACGACGCGTACGGCGATCACGTCGACTGGGTCAACCACGCCGGCAACGTCATGCCGCGCTGGCGCGAGCTGCCGAAGCCACAGCGCGAGGCGTGGACGGCGGCGGCCGAGGCTATCGAGCGGGCAGCGCTCAAGGAGAGGGGGAGCGTGTGATCGTCACCGTCACCAAGGCTGCTCGGGACGGCCATGTCGTGCGCTGGCACACCTGCCTCGCCGCGGCCCAGACCTTCCGGCCGGTCATGACGGCCGATCGGCACGGCGTGCGGGTGAATGCGTACCTGCACGAGATCCCCGCCGAGGCGCTCCAGGCCGCTGAGCAGGCGTACGAGACTCTGCGCCGGGACCGGGAGGCCGACGTCTCCCACCTGGCCACCCACGTCCACCGTGGGCCCTCCAACGGGCCGCTCGTCCCCGTCGAGGAGGCGCAAGATGAGTAAGCAGACAGGTCTCGGTGACGCGTTCTGGCTGGACGGCTACGACCTGTCCGGCGACGTCGGCGCGCTGGGTCGGATCGGCGGCGGCCTGGCCGGGACGCAGGACATGACCGGCATCAACAAGTCGGCCATGGAGCGAGCCGGGCTCGCGAGGGACGGCGCGCTGGAGTGGACGAGCTTTTTCAACCCCGGCACCGCCGCGGCGCACGAGGTGCTGTCCACACTGCCGTTCACCAACCGGATTGCCACCTACGGGCGAGGCACGGGCCTCGGTTCGCCGGCGGCGTGTCTCATCGGACGGCAGATCAACTACGACCCGTCCCGCGCGGCCGACGGCTCGCTGACCATCTCGGTCCAGGCCCTCGCCGACGGCTATGGCCTGGAGTGGGGCCGCCAGCTCACCGCCGGCGTACGTACCGACACCGGCGCCGCCAACGGCGCATCCGTCGACTTCGGCGCGGTCGGCTCCTTCGGGCTCCAGGCGTGGCTGCACGTCACCGCGTTCACGGGCACGGACGCCACGATCCGGCTGCAGCAGTCCAGCGACGACGGCGGCGCCGACGCGTTCGCGAACGTCACCGGCGGCGCTTTCACCCAGGTCACCGCCGGGCCGACCTCGGAGCGGATCCAGACCGCGCGGGGCCAGGCCGTGGAGCGGTATCTCCGCGTCGTCACCAGCACCAGCGGTGGTTTCTCCTCGCTGTCCTTTGTCGTGGTCGTGAGCGTTAACCCGGTGAGCGTGGTGTTCTGATGGCCACCTACTGCCCGTGTACGACCGGGACCGTCGCCCTCTACGTCGACCAGGCCGACGACGACCTGCTCGTCGCGGTTCCCGTCGAGGCATGGGATGAGGCCGGAGCCGCGTACGTGGCCGGGCTCAGGGGCCTGGTGCTGGCCGATTCGCGGCCGGGATTCGTGCGCCTGGAGCAGGCGAGCGCGCGTCTGCCGCGGCCGGATGCACCGGTGCGTGAGCCGGTCAAGATCGGGGCTCCGGAACCCCGCGGCCCCCACGGCCCGCGCGACCCCCTGGACCCGCGCGGCCCGCGACCCGCCACCGAGAAAGGCAGACAGTAGTGAGACCCCTGAACCGCATTACGCCGGCGGCGCCGGTGAACGCCTTCCAGACGTACCGGATCGTGTCGCCGCCGGACCACGCGGTGCGCAGCGCGTGCGAGGACGTTGGCTGTCCAGCCTGGCGGTGCGGCTGGGAGACGCAGGTAGACGAGGGCACCGACCTTGGGCGGGCGCAGGCCGCCTACATCCGGCAGCAGGCAGGCCGGACCTACCGGGAGCGCCGCACAGGCGAGGGGCTGACCGTCTTCCAGTTCATATCGGGGCAACGGTGTTTCGCCGAGCACCGCACCCGGCCGGAGACCTTCCTCGTCCGGGGCGGGGACTGGCGCCAGGACCTCGGCCTGATCCGCCAGCACTCCCGGGGCGCGGACTGGGTCGAGGACTTCGCGCTCCACCAGGACCGCCTCGCGCGGCAGACCGAGAGGGGATAGCCGATGCCGCGCAACTACGTGGCGGTGCACGAAGGACTGCTGAAAGCCCTTCGGGACGCCGGGCTCTGCGATGACGACACGAGCCGCGTGGTGATCGACATCAAGGCGGGCTGCATCCCGGTGATCTACACCGAGAAGTTCGCCAACCCGGACCGCGACCTGCTGTCCGTCGTGACCGCGCTCGGCGGAGTCCAGGTCGAGATCAGGAAAGCTGAAGAAGGAGGGCAGTAGCCATCGCGAAGGAGACCGGCCTCGCATGGTCCGCGCTGAGCATCGACGACAGCGGCGGCACCCTGCGCGACATCAGGAACGACGTCACGAACATGGAGTTCGCCACCCCCAGGGCGGTCCAGGACGTGACCGGCGTGGACAAATCGGCGATGGAGCGGCTGCTGCTGCTCGCCGACATGAGCATGTCCCTGAACGGCGTCTTCAACGACGCCAGCAACGCCTCACACGACGTGTTCAAGACCGTTCCGAGCACCTCCGTGGCCCGCGAGTTCACGCTCACGGTCAGCGGCCAGACGCTCGGCACCACCCCGCTGTGCACCCTTCTGCCGACGGACTACGCGCTCACCCGCGCGGCCGACGGCAGCCTCACCTGGCAGGTGCCCCTCGTACTCGCCAACGGCGCAGTCCCCACGTGGACGTCGGCGTGACCGGCTACGTGCGGCCGCGCACGCTCCTCCTGCGGTGGGAAGACGGAGAGTTCGCCGGCCTGGAGATCCGTGCCCGCCGGGCCAGCTTGGAGACCTTCTTCAGGTTCGCTCCGATCCTGGACGCCGGCATCGACGTGTCCAACCCGAAGGGCCGCGAGGAGTTCCTGGGCCTGGCCTTGGAGTTCGGCACGTACTTGGTGTCCTGGAACGTGCAGGACGAGGACGGGCACGGCAACAAGACGCCGGTCCCGTGCACGCCCGAGGAGTTCGTCGCCTCAGACCCCCGGTTCTTCCGCGAGGTGCTGGACCAGTGGGCCGAGGCCATCGCTGGAGTGCCCGTCCCTTTGGACAGCAGATCGCCCGGTGGCGAGCCGTTCCCGGAGGCATCTCTGCCTGTGGAACCCCTGTCACCGAGCCTCGCGAGCTGAGGGACGCGCGCTGGATTCTCGCGCAGTGCACCCGCTTCGGATGCCTGCCCAGCGCGCTGATGGAGGAAGACGCAGGGCTGATCCGCCTGCTGCGCCTGGAGGAGATGGCCGGACCGAACACGGGGGAGGGGGCGAGCTGGATTGAGCAATGAAGTCGAGATCGTCGTCTCATCGAGGGACCGGACCGGGCCCGGCCTGGCCGCCGCCCGCGGCAAGGCCAGCGCGTTCGCCGCCAGCACCAAGGCCACCTTGGGCAAGGCTGGCGTCGAAGCCGGGCAGGCGCTCGGCGACGGGATCGTACGTGGCGCCGGCGCCCGTCTGCGAGACAGCCGCGGCCGGTTCGTGCGGGGCGGCCAGGACCTGGGCGACGGCATCGCCGAAGGCATCGAGTCCGGCACCCGCCGTGGCGACCAGATCGTGGGCGGCTTCACGTCCTCCGTGCTGTCCAGCTTCCGAAAGCTGGGGCCCGGCATGGGGGCCGCGGTCACAGCCGGCCTGTACGGGGCGGCGGCTAGTGCGGGCACCGCGGCGGGCGCGGTCACGCTGGCGGTCGGCGGCGCGCTCACGGCCATCGGGGCCGTCTCGGCTGCCCAGTCGGTGAAGGTGCGGCAAGAGTGGTCCGCCGTCGGCCAGGAGGTCAAGGCCGATCTCGCGGACGCTGCCCAGCCGATGGAACGCTCCGCCCTGCGGGCGGCCACGGTCACGAGGGCCACCTTCTCGCGGCTCAAGCCGTACTTGAGCAGCTTTTTCTCGGACAGCGCCCCCGCTGTTGATCGTTTCGTCCGGTCGATCGGTGACGGGGTAGCCTCCCTGGGCCCGGCGCTGGTCCCTCTGGAGCGCGGCTACAGCGCGGTCCTGGACCGGATCTCCGCCCGGAGCCCGGCGATCTTCGGGGCGTTGCAGCGGTCGATCGAGAACGTAGCCGAGACCGCCGAAGAGCACGCCGACGACATCGCGGGCGCGTTCGAATTTGCGGCCAGGGCCGTCGAGTTCACGACCGAGGCCGTCGATGCCCTCGCCGACTCGTGGTCCGACTTCACCGGCGACGTCAGCGATTTCACCTCCGGGAACACCGACTTCGGCAAGGGGTTCGCCGATGGCCTGTACGACCTGTACGAGAGCCTCGGCATCAACACCGAGCACATGCAGAAGATGCGGGAAGAGTGGGCCAAGACCGACGCCGCGGCGGCCAACAGCGGCGGGGTGAAGGGCGCCTCGTCCGCCGCCTCCGATCTCGGCGGCGCGGCCGACGACGCCGCGGCGGGGCTTCGGGATCTCAAGGCCGAGTTCGAGCGGCTGACCGGGCCGGCTCTCGACGCGGCGGAGGCTCAACTCCGGGTGGAGGAGGCGATCGACCGGGCCGCGGAAGCCGTCCGGGAGAACGGTCGCACCCTCGACATCCATTCGGAGAAGGGCCGGGCCAACAAGGACGCCCTGATCGACCTGGCGCGTGCGTCTCAGGAACACCTCGTGGCCATGCAGAACGAGGAGGCGTCTGCAGGCGCTATCGCCGAGAAGTACAGCCAGTACCGTGGCCAGCTGGTGCAGGCGGCGCGGCAGGCCGGGGCGACGAAGGCGGAGGCTGAGTCGCTCGCTGCGGCGTGGCTGGCTGTGCCGGAGTCGGTGACGACTGCTGTGCGAGGCAATATCGGCGACCTGGAATCGAAGATCGCAGCAGCGAAGGCACGGTTGCGTGACCCGAAGCTGACCCGGCCGGAGCGGGCGCAGATCCGTGCTGAGATTTCCGACCTGCAGCGGAAGGTGGCGGCGGCGAAGGCGGCGCTGGCGTCGGTCAACGGCAGTCGTGCGACGACGTTCATCGACACCATCTACCGGTACAGCGGTAAGCCGCGGGTCGGCAGCGGCACCGTGTTGGCGCCCGGTTTGGCTCGTGGCGGCATCGTCGGCGGGCTCGGTGGGGTGAAGCGGTTCGCTGACGGCGGCGTGTCCGGTGCCGGGTCCAGTCTCGCGATGGTGGGTGAGCAGGGGCCGGAGCTGGTGCGGCTGCCGGTCGGGTCGTCGGTGACCGGGGCGGGGCAGACGCGGGCGATGCTCGGCGGCGGGGGCGCTTCCGGGTTCGGGTCGATCAGCATGGCATTCCGGCAGGCCGGAGGGGACAGCGCGGGCAGCCTGGCGGGGAGCATGCGGGACCTGACGAAGGCGTTGCGCGAGGTCGTCTCGCTGAGGGACGGCATGTCGCGCTTCACCGACAGCGTGTTCGGCCAGGGCCGTGCGCTGATGGCGTACGAAGAGGCGTGGGACGCCGTGCGCCGGTCGATGAAGGAGAACGGCAAGTCCCTCAACATCACGAAGGAGAAGGGGCGGGAGAACCGGACCGCGTTGATGGGTCTGGCCGACGCGGCGCACCAGGTGGCGTTCGCGATGCGGGACATGGGCAAGCCGACGTCCGAGATCGTGACGAAGATGCGTGAGCAGCGCGCCGAGTTCATCAAGATGGCCCGCGCGTTCGGCCTCACGAAGAAGGAAGCCACAGCGCTGGCGGACAAGTGGGGGCTCATCCCGTCCAAGGTCAAGAGCGTCCTCACCAAGGAGTCCGCGGACCTCGCCTATAACAAGCAGGCGGAGGCGTTCAACGCCCGCCTCGACGGCAAGGCGACGGGCGGGCCAGCCGGCGGGTGGACGATGGTCGGCGAGCGCGGCGCCGAGCTCGTGAAACTACCCTTCGGTAGTCAGGTCACCTCGGCGAATCAGACCGCGGCCATGCTCGCAAGCGGCGCGGCGCCGGCCCCCACCGTCATCGAGCTGCGGTCCTCCGGCAGCGCGATCGACGACATGCTCCTGCAGATCCTCCGCAAGGCCATCCGCGTCCGCGGTGGCAACGTCCAGCTCGTGCTCGGGAGGACCTGATGGCGTTCCCTCAGACCGTCCTGCCGCTGGCCGTCGAGCTGCATCTCGACGGCGCGTGGGTGGACGTCACCTCGCACGTGTACCGCCGAGACATGGTGAGCATCCGGCGCGGCCGGGCGGACGAGGCCGGGCAGGTCGACCGGTCCTCCTGCTCGCTGACCATGAACAACAGGGACGGCCGCTACAGCCCCAGGAACCCCGTCGGCCCGTACTACGGGCAGCTCACCCGCAACACCCCGATCCGGATCGCCATTGAGGACGGCGACACCTACCTCGCGCTCGACGGCACAACCGGCGACCGGGCCACCACGCCCGACCACGCGAGCTTGGACATCACGGGCGACATCGACATCCGCATCGACCTGACCGCCGCCTCCTGGCGGACGGTGATGGACATGGCCGCCAAGTACGAGACCACCGGCAACCAGAGGAGCTGGGCGTTCTACCTGCACGGCGACGGCGGCGGGCGGCCGTGCTTCACCTGGTCGGCGAACGGGACGGCGACCACCGACATCGTGGCCACCGTGCCGTGCCCTGCTCCGGCGAGCGGGCGCCAGGCGCTGCGGGTGACGTTCGACGTCAACAACGGAGCGGGCGGCAACACGGCGACCTTCTACTACGCCGAGACGATCGCCGGGCCGTGGACGCAGCTCGGCGACCCCGTCGTCACCGCGGGCACGACGTCGATCTTCTCCAGCTCGGCCGAGCTGGAGGTCGGCGACGTCACCGACTTCACCGGGTTCCCGGTGGTCGGGGCGGTGCACGCGTTCGAGCTGCGCAACGGCATCGCCGGGTCGATCGTGGCCAACCCCGACTTCACCGCGCAGACACCCGGCGCGGCCAGCTTCGCCGACTCGTCCGGCCGGACGTGGACGGTGCAGGGGGGCGCCGCCATCAGCAACCGGTGCTGGCGCTTCCACGGCGAGGTGAGCAGCTGGCCGCCGCGGTGGGACATCACCGGTGAGGACGCCTACGTCCCGATCGAGGCGTCCGGCGTGCTCCAGCGGCTGAGCCGGGGTGGCGATTCCCGAGACTCCAGCGGTGCTCAGGGAGGCGTTCTCGGCTCAGCCATGTACCGGGGCCGCATCTTCGACACAGCGGGCCTGGTGGCGTACTGGCCGCTCCAAGATGCCGAAGGCAGCACGTCGCTGGCGCCGGCGCTCGACCATGGACCGCTGACCATCATCGGCACGCCGACGCTCGCGGGGTTCGAGGGGTTCACCGCCTCGAACCCGATCCTGGTGCTGGCCAACGCCGAGCTGCGCGGCGGCGCGCCCACCTACACCGACACCGGGCAGACACAGATCCGCTTCCTCATGGCGGTCCCGTCGGGCGGCGACGCTGACAACCAGGCCATCTTGACGTTCTACACGACCGGCTCCGTGCGCAGGTGGGAGCTGCACTACGGCACCGGCGGCACTCTCGGACTGAGGGCGTTCGACGCCGGCGGCACGCAGCTGTTCGACACCGGCGACATGGCCTATGCCGTGAACGGCGAACTTCTCCTCGTCAGCGTCGAACTCACGCAGGACGGCGCTGATATCGACTACACGGTGAGCACGCTCGAACCGGGCGCCTCCTCGGGGCTGGCCACCTCAGCCACGCTGAACGCGAACACCGTGGGCCGCGTCGGCTCGGTGATCCTCAACCCGGCCGGTGGGCTCATCACCACAGCAATCGGCCACCTCAGCATCCAGAACGTCGTCACGACCCTCTTCGACCTCGGCTCCCAGCTCGACGCCTGGCGGGGCGAGCGGGCCGGCCGCCGCATCGAGCGGCTCTGCGCGGAGGAGGGCGTCGCGTTCCGGGCGCTCGGCGACCTCGACGACAGCGCCAGGCTCGGCGCGCAGCTCCCCGACACCCTGATGAACCTGATCCGGGCAGCGGCCGACGCCGACGCGGGGATGCTGTTCGAGCCGCGCGACGTGCTCGGGCTCGGCTACCGGACCCGCACGTCGCTGTACAACCAGGCCGCCCGGCTCGCCCTCGACTACGAGCAGCACGAGCTGGCCGACGCCGTGTCCCCGGTGGACGACGACCAGGCGATCACGAACGACGTGACCGTCACCCGCACCGGCGGCTCCAGCGCGCGGGCGGTGCAGGAGACCGGCACCCTGTCCGTTCTGCCACCCCCGGCCGGGGTGGGCCGCTACCCGGGCGAGGTCACGGTCAACGTCGAGTACGACCTCGACCTGTTCGAGCAGGCCGGGTGGCGGCTGCATCTCGGCACCGTGGATGAGGCCCGATACCCGCAGCTCAGCATCAACTTCGCGCACGAGAGCTTCGCCAGCGACGCCGCGCAGACGGCGGCGGGGCGGGCGCTGGAGGTCGGCGACCGGGTCACGGTGGCCAACCCTCCCGAGGAGATGCCGCCGGAGACGATCAGCCAGTTGGTACAGGGCATGTCGGAGGAGCTCGGCAATTTCGAGCACAGCATGACGCTCAACTGCTCGCCCGAGTCCCCATACCAGGTGGGCACCTACGACGGCACCGCGCGCTACGAGCCGTACGACACCGTGCTCAACGAGCCGTTGGACACGACGGAGACAGGGGTGGACATCACCACGGCGACCGGGCCGCTCTGGTCCACCACCTCCACCGGCTACCAGATCATCATCGGCGGCGAGGTGATGACCGTGACCGCCGTCGGCGCCGCGGCGGGCACCGTGCAGACCCTCACCGTCACCCGGAGCGTCAACGGCGTGGTCAAAAGCCACGCCAGCGGTGCCGAGGTGCGCATGTTCCAACCCGCCATCTACGCGCTGTAAGGAGATCAACAATGTCGTACGAGTGGACCGGCGAAGTTGTGCAGTACCCGCAGAACAAGGTCAATTTCTCGGTCAACGATGGGACCTTCTGGGTCGACCTCATGGGGAACCTCTCCGGAGAGGAGGACACTCCCGCCGACGCTGCACTGCTCATGGGCAAGATCAAGGACGCACTCGAAGCAGCCAATCTCAACGTGGGCGCGATCTATCTGAGCGGCATCTGCCACCAGACCCTCACCGAAATCTGATCCCAGGGCAAGGGAGAGGAGGCCGTTTTGCCGAACATCCTGGTCGGGGCGCCTGTCTCAGCATCTGACCGCCCTGCATCGGCATGGGCGTCCGACACCACGGCCAATACCGACATCGGCTCCACGAGCTTCATCGCGGGCACGCCACAGGTGTCGCTCACCTTCGTCGCGCCGACTAGCGGTGCCGTGCTCCTCTCGGTCGGCGTCGCCGGCGCGGACAACGGCGGCACCAACCGCATCCACCTCGCGCCCGAAGTGCGCGTCGGCAGCGTGGCAGGCGCCGTGGTGCTGGCCGCCGACGTGACCAGCCGCGGCGTGGGTCTGCCTGGCGAGTCGTCGGCCAACGTGCACAGGTCGAGGACGACTCTGCTGACCGGGTTGACCGCGGGGACGACCTACTTCGCCAGGACGATGCACAAGGTGTCCGGTGGGCTGACGGCGGACATCGCGGTCCGGGAGATCACGGTCATCCCCACGCCGCTCGGCAGTTCGTTTGCGGGCAGGCCGGTGCGGGCGCTCGACTATCCGCCCGCCACCTGGGCGCAGGACACGACGCAGATCAACAACCCGACGAACCCGGGCTATATCGCGGGGACGCCGGCGGTGGAGCTCACGTTCACGGCGCCGACGTCCGGCCGGGTCCTGCTCATCGTGGGCGGCGGGCTCGGCAACGGCGCGGCGGGAGACCGCATCTTTCTCTCGCCGGAGGTGCGGGAGACGAACTCGAGCGGCGCCGTCGTGCTCACCCCCTCGGTCACCTCGCGCGGCTTCGGGTCCGACATAGCCGCCGCGGCGTTCGCCTACGGCAGCAGGGAGAGCGTCCTCGACGGGCTCACCCCCGGCCAGCTCTACTACGCCCGCGTCATGTACGCCGTCCAGACGGGCGACCCGGGCGGCTCGACGCAGGACATCGCGGCCCGCGACATCACGGTGGTGCCGATCCCATGACGATCAAAGCCGGTGACCTCGTCCGCACGCTCCCGCCGACGGCGTTCTTCCACGACGACACGATCCTGACGGAGATCTCCAACACCAGCTACGCGACGGGCAGCCCCGAGATCGGTGTCTACTTCGTAGCCCCGCCTTCGGGCAAGGTTCGCTTGACGATCGGCGGCGGATTCAGGGACAACGGCGCCGCCCCGCTGGACCGGATCTTCCTGTCCCCGCAACTGTTCCGAGACAGCAGCGACGGCACGGAGGTCCTCGCCCCCAGCGTCACCCTGCGCGGATATCTCAGCCTGTCGAACAACACCGCGTTCCAGTACGGGTGCCGCGTCTCCCTCATCGAGAACTTGACGCCGGGCCAGCTCTACTACATCCGCACCATGCACCTGGTCACGCCCGGAACCGATCCCGACAACGCCGACATCGCCGCCCGCGACCTGATCGTCATCCCGCTGCCATGAGGAGCAGCTCATGACCTTGAACAGGAAGGACCGCCTGCGCCTCAACCCGTTCGGCTCGGCGGCCGCCGCGGCGGCCGTGGCCCTGGGCCTGCTCGGCCTGGTCGTCGGCCAGGACATTTCTCAGGGCATGACCAACAGCTTGCGCGGAGTCGCCGGCCCTGTCGCCCACCTGTGGGGTGCCGAGCTCGCCGCCGGCGGGCTGCTCAAGCTCGTGGGGTTGTACTGGCAGCACAGCGAGCTGGAGACGCCGGGCCTGTGGATGCTCGCCGGCGGCTACGCCTTCTACTCCATCACCGTCATGGTCGGCCTGGGCGTGCACGGCCTGGCCGCTGGCATCATCTCCGGCGCCCTGGCCGTCGGCTGCCTCGTCAAGGTTCGCGTGATCATGCGCAGCGCCCGCACCGCGGCGCGAGAGAGCCGAGAGGGGGAGACGTGACGTGGACCGAGGTTCTGGTCTCCATCGCTCAGGTCGCCGCAGGCGGAGGCATCGTCCAGGCGATCATGGCCATCACCCGTCGCCGCCGGGACCTACGCCAGCTGGACCGGCAGACCGACTCTGTCGCTGTGGAGACGGCGGACAAGGTCGTCAACATGCTGCGCACCGAGCTGGACACGGCCAAGGCCGAGATCGCCGAGTTGCGGCAGGAACGCGCCGACCAGCAACGGCAGATCCAGCAGCTCGCCGAGCAGGTGTCGATCCTGCGGGCCGAACTCGCGGTGGCCAAGGCAGAGATCTTCCGTCTCAGCGGAACGTAAGCAAGGAGGTAGGAACGTGCCCGAGATGAGCGAGGCCGAGCTGGTGGCCGAGCGGGTCAACCAGCACCCCACGGGGCCGACAGAGCCGGATGAGGAGGAGGTTCTCCGCCGGCTGTACGGGGAGGCCGACTCCGGCGGCATCTACCGCGGCGAGCCGCAGTCGTGAGCGGCGCCAAGGCGATGCTTGCCGAGGCCCGTCAGGACCTCGGCCTGAGCGGCCGTCCCAACCGAGTCACGCGCTGGTACGCCAAGCGCAACGGCAGCGAGTTCTTGGAAGCGCCGTGGTGTGACCAGAGCATCACCTACTGGGCACACGAGTCGGGCAATGCCGAGGCCGTGCTGCCCGCCGGAGACAGGGCCTACACCGTGTGGCATGCGCAGGACGGCCAGCGCCTCGGCCGCTGGCACGCCGGCACCGCCGCCAATGTCCGGGCGCACGCCGTGCCCGGATCGGTGATCTTCTTCGACTGGGGCGGCACCAACGAGACAGGCGCGATCGATCACGTGGGCCTGGTCGAGGTCAATTTGCAGGACGGGCGCGTGCAGACGATCGAGGCGAACACGGGCGACGCGGTAAAGCGCCGCATCAGAGGGCCCGAGGTCATCGCGGGGTTCTGGACCCCCGACTACAACAAGGAGGACAACGTGACCGGAGACACCATCTACAAGGCGACGTGGGAGACGGACGCCATGCCGGTGCCATACGGCTCCGAGACGAACAAGGAGTGGAAGCCCCGCAGCGTGCTCGTCGACCACGGCGTGCAGCTGCGCAAGATCCTCACCGCCATCGAGGCGCAGGGCGCCACCATCAAGGCCCTGGCCGACGCCCTCGCGCAGCAGGACCAGGCCGTCGACGTCGACGCGCTCATCGGCCGGATCCGCGAGGAGATCGAGCGGGTGACCGTGCGGCTCGACGTGACGGACACGCCGCAGCCCTGACCTGCGCCGAAGCGCGAGGTTTCTGTTTTCCGCCCACGAATGAGGAGGACGACATGCGGAGACGAATCTGGACCGGCGTGTTCTGGGTTGACGCCGGCGAGCGGTTGATCGGGGCGGGCGCCGGGTCGGCGCTGGCCCTGCTGAGCGCTGACGGGCTCGGGCTGCTGGACGTGAAGTGGGAGACGGTCGGCTCGGTAGCTGGGCTGGCCGCGCTCCTCAGCCTGCTCAAGTCCCTCGTGGCCGGGACGACGGGGGACCCGGGCACGGCAGGGTTCACGGGCGGCACCCGGTAGGGACTCCGTCTGGAGACGATCGAGCCGGTCAGCGGGGCGGCCGGCGTCGCCACGGCCACCGCGTCGACCTGGCCGTCTCGGCCGGGGCACGGGGTACGCCACCGGACGCTGGTGGGCCCCACCCCTACAATCCTCCACGGGGTGGGGCCCAATAGCCCGGTGGACTGTTCTAACACCGGGCCGTCTTGCGCCCTGGTACGGACTCGTCTCTCATGTCCTCCAAGGCCAGCCACGGCTGCTTGCCCAGCGCGAAGCGCATCCAGTACGCCGTATCCGGCCCGTACTGGATGTGGAGCTCGTGCCGCGCCTTCACGGCCGGCGCAGGGAAGCCCTCGCCGGGCTCATACAGGTCGGCGGTGACCGCGAACGGCCGGGTGCCCGCCACCGTGACCAGCCTGGCCCGCTCGATCAGCCGCGGGCACGTCTCCAGCGCCTCATCAAGGCAGTCCGGGCAGGTGGGCGGCAGGTTCGTGATCGGCATCCCGTCCGGCGTGGTCGCGGGGTCCTCGACGAACAGCCACCACGTCCGGCCATCCTTTCGCCGGCACGGCCCGGTGCAGACCATGCACAGGTGCTCGCGCATCATGACACGCGTGCGCGGCGTGTTGATCGCTTTCCACTTGTACGCCCCTGACCGGTCCTGGCCATGCCGCAGCCAGAGCACGCCGTGCTCCCAATCGTCCGGGTGCGGGTCCTCGTACGTCAGGAACAGCGCTGCGGACTCGGGGTCGAACGCCCAGGTCAGCCGATGATCCTCGACCTCCCCTGTCCATAGGTTCTGATCTGGGATTCGCCAACCGCCCCGAGTACGACGGGACGGCGCCGCCGGGTCCTGACAGATGGCGTGTCCGCTCACGGCCGCTGCGCTCCGGCCGGATGCCTGATAGGGCAGGGGTGATCGACGTGCTTGTTCGGGCAGCAGATCATCCCGATGGTGACGAATCGGCCGGCGAGCAGCCACTCGCCCCACTGCACATCGACGCCCGCAGGCAGCAGCCCGCGAGCGTTCCGCAACCGGTCTTCCAGGGGTACGCCCTCGGGCAGGACGAACGAGCCTCGCGCCTGCTCGTACTGGGCCGCCATCCATTCCAGCGCCGCGTCGAGGTCCTGCTGTTCGTACGTGGCGGCGATCCGGGACGCCGGCTTGGCCAGCCAGTCACCCGTCCGCATCGGCGGAAGATGCGAGGTCAGAAAGTCCGGGGACGTCGATCGGCGCTCGGCCTCGCGCCCGCGGTCCTCGCCGTTGCCCGTCCACGTGTAGGCATGCCAATGCATGATCAGAAAAGCTCTCTCGTAGAGTGCGGGGTGGCGGCCCCTGCGTGGTTGGATCATGCAGGGGCCGCCCGTCTCGGCTAGATGTTGGTCATCCCGACCCCGAGAAGCTCGGAGCGGGTGAACCGGAGCGTCCCGGCGTCCGGGTTCTTCGAGTCACGCACGGCAAACCCGTCCTCGGTGCCGGGGATCGGGGCGATCTCCACGCAGGACTCCATCTCGTCGTTGTCCTGGTTCCCGCCGCATCTCTTCGTGAACTGCGCGCCTTCCAGCGGCAGGGCGTATAGATCCCGTGCGGTCATAGGATCTCCTTCCGGGTTGTGGCCCCAGAGATTCTGGGGCCGGTGTCCTCGCGCGGGTCCGCACGAGGGGCTTGTGCTGGGAAGCGTCAGAGGATCGTGCCGAGCTTGCGCCAGTCGTCGCCGGGCCGCCGGATGTCGCCCGGGTGCTCCGGGTCGCGCACGCTGAACGCGTCGTGGTCGTTCACCTTGGCGTACTCCAGGCCCGTGCCCTTGACCACCTGGTACCGGTCCTCGTCCACGTCGATCTCGTGGAGGCCGTCGGCGGACGACTGCTCGCCCTCGGTGCGCTGGAAGCTGAGCACCGCGCCGAGCTTGCGGAAGTCGTCGCCAGCCCGGCGGATCTCGTCGGCCGGCCGCTCCTTGTCGCGAACCGCGTAGTCGTCGCTGTCCCCGATCGGCGCGTACTCCAGGCCCGTGCCGTCGAGCAGCGCGAACTTGGACGCGTCCACGGCTATCGCCCACAGGTCGGCCTCGATCGACGTTGGTTTGCTCACCATGGCTTGTTCTCCTCGGGGGTGATTTCTTCGATGACGCCGGGAGATAAGGTCCCGACCTGGACTCCCCGACCCGCCGAACGCCGCGCGCGAACGACGGGCCGGGGAAGCTTCAAGCGGGTGGTCTGGGGATGCTGTGGACGATCTGCCTCTGTCGGCTCAAGTCCGCCATGAGGGCGACAGGGTTCCCGCGTTCCAGCCTGCGCCGCACACCGGTGGCGAACTGCTCTGCCGAGACCTGCCAAGTCGGTTCAGCCCGCCAGACCAGCCCGGCTGGCGTCGCCTCATACCACGCCTTCCACTCGGGATAGGAGAGGCGCAACACGGCGACCTGACGGTCTACAACGTTCAGCTCAAGCCAAGCCTCAATCACGATCGAGGCCATCTCACGCACCGCCGACGCAGGTCAGCCCGCCGGGGCATGTCCAGAAGTAGAGGTTCTTGCTATCCGGGTGCACATCTTCATCACAACGCTGTGTAACGGCACCACGACAGGGGTCGTTGGGGGACACTGGGGGACGCGAGCGTCACCTTCCCCGCGATGAGGTGCGATGGGCATGACGGACGAGACCGGCCGCAAGACGCCCCTCCCGGCTTACGCCGAACGCATCCGACATGAGCGCAGAAAACGGGGCTGGTCTCAGAAGCAAGTGGCCGTACACCTGCTCAAGGCCGCTGGCGGCAAGATCGCTATGGCGGAGTTCGAGTCGGTCCTGACGAGGGTTAAGCGGCACGAAGCGGGCAAGGGTCAACCTCGTGACCCGTATCCCCTTCTGTACTCCCGCGCATTCGAGATCCCCGAGGCTAGGCTGTTCGAGGCCCCGGCATCGCCGGTGGTCACAGCCGATGAGAGCGCCGACGACGCCGCGAACTCGGTCACCTCGCCCTCACTCCCTTGGCTCTGGGAAGCAGGACCGACAGCCGATGCCATCTACGACATCACCAAGAGCGACCTCATGCTCGACCGCCGTCAAGCAGTAAAGGCCCTGGCCATCACGGCAGGGATCCCGCTCGTCGACCCGGTACAGCGCTGGCTCGCCACAACGTCACCCGCGCCGGCCTCAGCAGGCCCGAGTCGGATCGGCATGGATGAGGTCGCCCAGCTCGAAGATGCCACGAACGTCTTCCGCACCTGGGACGATCAGCACGGCGGCGGCCTCGCCCGCAAGGCCGTCATCGGGCAGCTCAACGAGGTCGCCGACCTGCTGCGCGACAACCACCCGCACGAGATCAGCGTCCGCCTGTTCAACGTGATGGCGCAGCTCTCGAAGATCGCCGCCACGATGTCCTGGGACTGCGGCATGCAGACGGCTGCGCAGAAGTACTACGTCATGTCGTTGCAGGCGTCCAAGCCCGCCGGTGACAAGCCGTTCGGCGCGAGCGTCCTCGCGTCCATGGCCCGACAGCTCCTCTACCTCAACCAGCCTCAGGACGCGCTGGAGCTCATCCGGCTCGCCCTCGACGGTGTCAGGTCAACAGCCACGCCGAGACTCCGGGCGATGCTGCACACTCGCGAGGCATGGTCGTACGCGAAGATGGGCCGGCCAGAGTCGTTCAAGCGCGCGACCGGCGCGGCTGAGCAGGCATTCACTGAGATAGGATCCGGCGACCCTGACCCGGATTGGATCAAATACTTCAACGAGGCCGAACTCGCGGGAGTGACCGGCGGCCGATATTTGGAGCTGTCCCGCCAGGACAGGAGATTCGCCGGCGACGCGCTCGGCCACATCCGGCGCGCGATCGAGCTTCGTCAGCGGTCCAGCATGCGAAGTCTCGCCCTCGACCAGGTGGGACTCGCGTACGCGCACCTCATCAGCGGCGACGTCGATGAGGCCGTGACCGTAGGCAGCGCGGCGGCTGACACCGCCGGGCAAGTCCAGTCCGACCGGGTACGTGTACAACTTCGCGAGTTCTACCTTGAGATCGAGACCCGGAGCGATCCCGTCGTTGCGCCGCTACGGCAGCAGATCCGCGAAACGCTGGCACCCTAAGACCCCGACACCATAGGAAGGGCTCACGATGCGCATCGGTGTCACCGGCCACATGAACCTGACCCCGGAAGCCGCCCGCCTCGTCTCCGACGCGCTGCGCGCGCACCTCGACGGCGCGGCCGACATCGTGGGCGTGTCCTGCATCGCCCGCGGCGCCGACTCGCTTTTCGCCGACGCAGTCCTGGCGGCCGGCGGCGAACTAGAGGTTGTGCTGCCGTCCCGGGACTACCGGCAGACCAAGGTGAAGCCGGATCACGCCGAGCAGTTCGACCGGCTAATGAAGGCGGCGACTACCGTCCGGGTCATGGACTTCGACCAAGCCAGCCGAGAAGCGTACGAGGCGGCCAACGAGGCCATGCTGTCGTCGGTAGACGAGCTGCTGGCGGTGTGGGACGGCCAGCCCGGCACAGGGAAGGGCGGCACCGCTGAGGCCGTGGCCGAGGCGCGTGAGCGCGGCGTGAAGGTGATCGTGATCTGGCCGGAGGGCGCGGCGCGCGGGTAGGGGCCTGGGTGTCCGTGCATGTACGGCGCCAGCTGCCATCGCCGGACTGCCCCGCCCGCCGACACCCCACACGGATGGGAATTCGCAGGTCACCCTGTGATACTCCACAGCGGGCCTGCGGGGGTCTCGAAACGCATCGGCTGGTGTGAGGGTCCAGCTACGGTGCGGGGCTTTTGCTGTCTCTGAACATCCGCAGATGATCGGATGATCTGGCGTTAGGTCTGCGCAGGTACCAGGCCAGTACGTCGTTGATCAACGCCTGCCGCTCGGCCGGCGTTTTCGCGTCCGGCGCGAGGGCCAACCAGATCTCCTGGGCGACGCGGACAAGCTGACCGGCCTCGGGCTCGGCGTGGCTTCCCGGCCGTTCGGGGAGCCGGGCTCCGGGGCGTCCCAGGTACCAGGCGATGAACTCGTTGATCAGCTTGGTGCGGTCAGTGCCCTGAGCTGTTGCAGACGCGCCGAAGTCTGTCCAGTCGGTGGTGGCGACGCGCACGTGTCGGCCTGTTGTTTCGGGCACGCGATCACCGTACGTGGTCTTCCCCGTGGCCACAATTCCACCCCTTCGCGTTGCGACTGTAGACACAGCGAACGTATGGTGTAGACACGGTGATCGCAAGCGATGGAGGGGACATGCCAGAGGTGGCACACGGCGAGCCAGACGTGGCTCGCCCCGAACCACACCGACCCGAGGCCGTGCCACCGGTGGCACGGCCCGGCCTCCTCGGCCGGATCGGACGCCGCATCACGGCCACGGCCAGGCTCGTGCACCACGTCGACGGACCCGCCCGGCCCCGCCGGCACCAGCAGCCCGCGCCAGCCGTGGCACACGCTGTGCCAGCCGTGGCACAGGGCGCGCCACCGATGGCACAGCCCGTGCCGCCCGTGGCTCAACCGGCCCCGCGCGTGGCACAGCCCATACCGCCCGTGGCGCATGCCGCGCCGCCGCGCGCCGCACGCCGCCTGGCCGTCACGCTCGCCGTCCTCCTCGCTGGCGTCATCGGCGTGGCCTTCCGCGGCTCGTGGACCGCCCACTCCGACGGCGCCCGGGCGGCGCACTTCGACAGCTGGGGAGCGTTCCTCTACCCCTTCGCTCCGGACGGACTGATCGTGCTCGCGCTCGTCGGCGCGGTCGTCCTGCGGCACAAGTTCTGGCCTCGCGCGTACTGCCTGTTCGTGGTCGTGCTGTTCACCTGCACGTCCTACGTGGTGAACCACCTGCACGGCGCCGGGACCTTCCTCATGACCGGCGAGGGCGTCAACGCCCGCCTCATCAAGCCTCTGGACGGGGCGGTTGTCGGCCTGATCGCGGGCCAGCTCGTCGGGAGCATCGCGTTCGGTAGCCACATCCTGATGCACGTATTCAGGCATCTTTTCCCGGCGGCGCTCGACGCCCACGCCGAGCCGGCCGCACCGGCCACCCCGCCGGTGACCCCACCGGCGATGACGGTCGAGTCCACCCCCGCCCCGGCGCAACCTCCCGCGCAGATCGCCGCCGTGGCCGTCCCAGCCGCGCTGGCACAGGCCGTGCCACCGCCCGCAGAGCCTGTGCCACCACTGGCACAGGACGAGCCGCCAGTGGCACACGACGAGCCACGGCCGGAGCTCTCCCCCGAGGAGCGTGCCGCCCGTGAGTACGCCGCGAGCTTGGACCGGCGTGAGCCGACCAGCGAGCGCGCCCTGGCGGACGTGTTCGGCGTCGGCCGCCGCCGCGCGGCCGAGATCGTCGTCGAGGTCGTCGCCGACCGATACCAGAGCTACCTCACCGCGGGCGGCCAGCCGCTGACCGACGAGGATCTCGCGAGCCAGTTCCGGCTCAGCGTGGCACGCGCCGGCGAGGTCCTGGCACGCACGCGCCAGGAAGAGCCGAAGGCCGAGCCAACGCGCACCACCGCGGCCGACCCGGAGGAGCCCGACGCGCCCCGGCGAGTGGTCCAGCTCCGGCCCCAGTACACGTCCCACGCCCACGCGGCAGGTGGCACATGACTGCGCCGGCACCCGACGAGCCACCACTGGCACACGACGAGCCGTTCCTGGCACACGACGAGCCAGTCACGCAACCGGTCACGTTGCGTGACGACGTCGGGGAGGCGGAGGAGCCGCCGGACCGGACCCCGCAGTCGCCCGCACCGGCTCCCGAGGAATCGCCGGGTGACGACGATGAGACGCCGATCGACCTCGGCACGCCTGTTGGGCAGCTGGCCGCGGGCGCCGTCCTGGTCCTCGCGCTCGGCGGCTGGCTGCTGTACCGGCTGGGCGGCTGGACGCTGGTGCTGATCGTGCTGGGCGCGCTCCTCGCGCTTGCCGTGCTGGTCGTGGCCTTGCCGTTCGCCTGGCGTGCGCTGCGCCGTCGCCGCTCCGGGTCCACCTCCCGCCGCTCCTGGCCGACGTCCGGCAGCCCGCGCCGGACGTCGGCGGCTGCGCGAGCTCCTCGCGGTGGCGGCGCAGGCGGGGGACGGGGCGGGCTCCGGTCCGCTCTGGGCCGCCTGATGCCGGGAGGCCGACCGCGCGCCCCCGGCGCAGCTGGCGGCCGAGCAGGCGGTCGCACCGCAAGCAGGGACAAGCGCGGCTGGGCCGGGAGGGCCGGTCGCGCTGTCGCCGCCGCCGCTCGCCGGCTGACTGGCCGCTCAGGACGCGAGCATGCCGCAGGACGCGGCAGGGGGGATCGGGCTGCGCGCCGTGGCCCTGTTCGCCGGGCCGCGGCCGCGGTGGGGCGCGGTGCGAGGGCGGCCGGACGGCGCGTCGGCTCGCTGCTGAGCCCCGTCGGCCGGGCGGCCCGGCGCGCGGGCTCGGCGATCGGCCGCGGCCTGCAACGGGCCGGGCGACAGGCCGACAGGGTCACCGGCGGGCGGCTCGGCCGCGCCTGGGCCCGCATCGCATCCGCTGGCTGGCCGCGCGCCCTGCTGTCACGCCTGGCCCGCTGGGACGAGCGGCTGACCGGCGGGTTAGTCGCCGCCGCCTGGTCCTGGTGGCGACACCGGAAGGCCAGCGACGAGGACGCCGAGCACGCCAGCGACGCCCCCGGCGAGGACGACCAGGACACCGTCGAACTGCCCAACCGCACAACCAGCCTGGCCGCCATGGCGGCCACAACCAGAACAGGAACAGCAATGAGCGAGTTTGCCCTGGTCACGCACGCTACCGAGCTGCCCACCATCGCAGCCGAGTACGAATCGGATCACATGATGGACGTCCGCGGCCACATGCAGATGCTCCGCGAGCTTCCGCTGGCCGGCGGCACCGCGGTGCGCATCTGGACCGAGCGGCTCGCCGCGGACTACCCGCTCAACCAGGACGCCGCCGAAGCGCTGCAGCGGGTGTACGACGCGTTCGGCGCCGCCGTCCAAGCGGCTGACGAGGCCTCGGTCATCTTCGAGGAGTCGCACGCCGGCGATATCCAGCGCCAGCTCCAGCCGCGCAACAACGAGCAGAAGTGGGACGCCGGCCGCTAGCCCACCGGCACGACATGACGGTCTAGGGGGACCACGCACGTGAGCACCAGAAAGCCACCCAGAACGCAGGCCAAGAACCAGGCCCGGCCCCGGGCCGACTGGAAGCTGACGCCGCGCGGCCCGTTCAGCAGCGCTGGGCTCGGCGGCCTGGCCCTCGCCGTGGGCGCGGCGATCGGGCACGAGTTCGGCGTCGACCCGCTGTGGGCGGTCGGCGCCGGCACCGTCGCCACGGTGGGCACCCTGGCCGTCCATCGCGAGCTGGGCCCGGCACCGCTGTGGTACCGGATGGGCTGCTCCATCGGGGCCGGAGGCTGGCTGACCTGGGGCCTTGCGGCCGGCGTGTGGGACGGGGCGACGATGGGCGCGCTCGGCCTGGGTGCGCTCGCGGCGGCCGTGTTCGCGCCGATCGCCAACCGGCCGCCCAAGCCGCGGCCGAGCGTCACTGGCGCGCTCGACCGCGACCGGCCGATCGGGCAGAGCGTCGTCGTTCGCCGGCACGTCGTCCAGGCCGAGGAATGGGTGGCACGTGTCCGCCGCGTGGCGCAGATCCGCGTCCAGGTACTCGAGTTCCGGGAATGGCCGAACCGCTACGGCTTCAGCATGCTGCTGCAGCAGCCGCTCGGCGCCTCCACCACGACGCGGCTCGTCCAGGCCGCGGTGGGTCTGGCCGAGGACAAGGGCCTGGACCACGGCTGCGGCGTGGAGTTCACGCCCGGCACACGCCGCGGCACGCTGTGGATGCACGTGGCCACCGTCAACGGCCTGGCCGACACCATCCCCCATCCCGGCATTCGGCTCGGCGGCAGCATCTCCGACCCGGACGCCATCCGGCTGGGCCAGCACCGCGACGGCAAGACCACCACCGTGGCGCTGCGTGAAAGCACGATGGTCGTGGCCGGGCAGAAGCGCAGCGGGAAGACCGGCACGCTGCACGACATCACCGCCGACGCCGGCGCGCTGGACGACACGATCGTCTTCCACATGGACCTCAACGGCGGCGGAGTGTCCCGTGCCTGGCTACGCCCCTGGTTGCAAGGCCGCACCCGCAGGCCGGCGATCGACTGGGCCGCGTCCTGCCCCGAGGAGGCCCTGCTGATGGCGCACGCCCTGGTCGCCATCGCCAAGGACCGCAAGAGCACCACAGCGGACCTGAAGGCAGAGGCGGACGTGCAGCTGCTGCCCGTCTCCAGGGACCTGCCGGCGATCCTGCTGATTCTCGACGAGGGCAAGGAGGTCCTCGGCCAGAAAGTCACTGACCCGGTCGTCCGGCAGATCCGCCGCCTGCTGGAAACGCTCGTGGACATCGGCGGCAACGAGGCATGCAACGCCGTCCTGTCGGTGCTGCGCTCGACGTCGAACACGCTGTCCACGGAGATCCTCAAGCAGTGCAGCACGCGGGCAACGATGCGGGTGTTCGACCAGTCGGAGCTGGACTACCTGTTCGGCTACCGCAAGGGCATCACCCCGCAGGACGCCCCCGAGCAGGGCTCAGGCTTCCTGGCGGCCGGGCCCGGCGGGCCGCGCCCGTTCAAGGCCTTCTTCATGAAGCCCAGCGACATCGACACCGCGGCGGTCGCGATCGCCGAGCACCGGCCGGACCTCGACGCCGCGGCGGTCGCGGCGGCCGGCGAGGCGTACGCGAGCAGGCACGAGCGGATGCGCTACCTGTACGCCACCCCTGCGCAGCAGGCCACCATGACGCCGCCGGAGCCCATCACCCTGCCAGGCTTCGAGGGCGCCTCGCCCTGGTACCCGGCGGGCAACGACCCCGAGGACGATGACCAGGAGGAGACTGTCGCGCGGCTGCCGATCCGCCGCGCGCCCGGCACGGTCGCGCGCCGCTCGCACCTGCGGCTGCTGCCCTCAGAAGGGATCACCTCGGGGTGGGGTGACCTCGACCGCCGCCGCCCGGCCACCCGCACGCCGGCCGCCCCCGCGGCGCAGGCCGAGGCGCGGCCCGCCGTCGTGCGCGCGGAGCAGGTGGCCGAGATCCGTGACGGCGGCCACCCGGTCCCCGAACTCTTGGAGCGCGCGCTGGAGTTGCGCTGGGACGGCGGCCGGATGCACAGCGTCCGCTTGGCCGAGCAGCTCGGCATGAGCGAGCACGAGCTGGCCGCGCTCCTGGGCGCGCTCGGCGTCACTACGCTGCCCAACGCGTTCGAGCGAGGCGGCATCCGGCGCCGGGGCTACGAGCGCCAGACCCTCGTCGACGCCGCATCGGCGGTCCGCGTCGGCGAGCTGGAGGTCCCCCCGGAAGTGGCCGCCTGGACGGCCGCCTAACCCCCACACAACCCCCCACGCGACCCCCACAGACTGCCCTGTGGGGGTCGTGGGAGTCCCACGGCCCCTCACCAGGAGAAACGACCCCGCGTGGGAGTTGTGGGGGGCCGCGCGAACCCCCTCTGAGGGGCCTCTGAGGGGTCCGAACCCCCACACAACGAAGACCCCCACAGGCAGCAGAGAACTGCTCGCACAGGATCGCCGGCGGGTGTACGAGTGAGGACGGCGACGGGTAGCACAGACGGGAGAACACCCAGTGATCAACAATGCCAACGGGCTGATCGGAACGGCCAGCGAAGCAGACTACGGTCGCTTGCCCGACGACCTCACCACCCGCCGGGTCATCAAGGCCATGCGGGACCGCGCCGCTGAGCATCTGGAGAAGTACGGCACGCCGAACGATGTGACCGCCCTGCTCTTCGCCGTCGATCAACTCCACTGGTACGCCCGCCATCTGGCTGCCACTGTCGACTTGCCCGAGGTCCCCACCCTGGAGGAGCAGGAGGAGATGACCGGGCGCGAGAAGTTCCAGCGCGCTGTTCAGTCGGCGGCGCTCGCTCTGCGCGCGGGCAACACGGTGAAGACCGCCACCGTGGCCGACGCGTTCGACGCCTCGGAGAAATGGGCCTTCGACGTAGTGCGGACTGCCGGCAGAGAGGTCGACCGGCAACCCGGCGGGTAACGGGTGCGGCGGTCCGGGCCGCCGCCACATCGGGGAGCGTTGCAAGAGGACCTCCACGGGCAGCCCGTGGGGGTCTTTGTGCGACCGGTGGGAGGGTCAGGCTCCGGGGCGGACGGCGCCGGCGAACGCGCGTCGCCACCATGCAGCGAGCTGGTCGACGCGGACTCGGCCGCCGGTGCGGGGGGCGTGGACCATGCGGCCCCGGCCGATGTAGATGCCGACGTGACCCTTGCCGTAGAAGAACACCAGGTCGCCAGGTCGAAGACCGGCCCAGGAGACCTTGCGGCGGATGCGGGTGTACTGGTCGTACGTGCGGCGGGGGAGGAGGACTCCGGCCCTGCGCCAGGCGTACTGGGCGAGGCCGGAACAGTCGAAAGCGCCGGGGCCGGTGGCGCCGTACCGGTAGGGGGAGCCGACCTGGGCGGTGGCGACGTGCACGGCGGTGTGGGCCTTGAGCTGCTGGGAGATGGCGCGGGGGTGTGCGTGGGCCGGGTGGGGGAGGCCGAGCCCGCTGAGGGTGGTCACGGTGGCCGCGACCAGGCGAGCGGTGCGGCCGCTCACGCGGCCCTCCGTTTGCTGGCGATGTCCATGATTGGCTCCTCCGTCTACTCGTAGTCGGCCTGCTCGGCCTGGTAGCCGTCCTCGGTGGCCGGGTCGAGCTGAGGGCCGCCGCGCCACGAGACGACGCGGTCGGCGTGGTGGTCGAGCAGTCGCTGACGGACGGTCCGCAGCAGTCGGCCGACCCTGGTGCCGGGCGGGTAGCGGTCGATGTGGCGGTCGAGCCACTGCACCGGCGACTCCCACGCCTCGCCGAACACGAAGTTCGCGGTGGTGAGGTGGCCACCGATGTAGCTGTACTCGGGGGTGGTGACGGCCCATCGGCCGCCGTTGACGAACGCCCGCTCGCCGGCCTCGGCCGCGGCGGTCACCAGGGCGGCGGTGTGGGCGCGCGTCAGGTGGGTGAGGCGGACGGTTGGGTGTAGGGGGAGGGGGCCGATGGTGGATCGGGTCATCGCAAGCTCCTTGAAGGTGGACGGGGCTGGGCCAAGGCGCGGCGGGCCCGGGCGAGGAGGGACCGCCGCGCTGGTGCTCGGCTAGAAGTCGTCGTAGACCGGCAGGCAGTCCGGCAGCTTGGCCTTGCATGCGTCGTAGATGGCCTCGGTGACCGTGACCTTGGTCGTCTTGCCGTCGTGCTTCACGGTGAGCTCGTAGTGGTGGGTCTTCCTGCTCTCGGGGCCGGTCTGCCAGGTGCGGGCGGTGTCCACGGTGCCCGTGACGTCCGGGTAAGCGGGTGTCTGCGCGATGGGCTTGCAAGCGGTGAGGGCGGCGAGGCCGAGGATGAGCGCGGCCAGGGCGGTGATGCGGGCGACTGCGGTCCTGTTGGTTCCCATGTGGGTCTCCGTTCTGATCGTGATGTGGGTGTTGGTCGGTCCGGCCCCGGGGACCGGGGCCGGGTTGGTGGTTCAGGCGGCCTGGGCGGATGCGGTGGCGGTGAGGATGGCGACGGCGGCCCGGTGGTAGCAGGCGTACTGGCCGCGCTGTCCGGCCGGGCAGGTGCAGCTGGATGCGTGCACCAGGTAGGTGGTGGAGCCATCGCTGCTGACTGCGGTGAACAGGCCCGGGCGGGAGGTGCGGAGGATGCCGCCGTCCTCGATGAGGGCGCGGGCCTTATCGATCGCGGCGGGCTTGAAGTCGCCCAGGGAGGGGGCGGCGAGGGTGATGATCCACCGGCCGCTGACCTTGGCGGCGTCGAGCTGGCCGCGCTGGGCGCGGCGCTGGACGGTGCGGACGGAGACGCCGAGTGCGGTGGCGGCCTCGCGGGTGTTGACCTGGATCTCCATCGTTCCCCCTGGTGTGGCGCCTTCTTGCTATGCCCAACACGTTAGGCCCAACTAGTTAGGCATGTCAAGCATGTTGGGCCAACTCGACATGGCCAACCGCAGATGGCAGCATCGAGGCATGACCGAGCCCATGAGCGATGGCGAGATTCGCCAGATCCGCAAGGACTATGACGAGGACATCGAACGCGCCATGCAACGGCGGGACGAGCGCCTACGCGCTGCCATCGCCTCCGGCCGCAAGCAAGTTGACCTTGTGCGCCTGATGGACATGAGCCGCGAGGCCATCCGCCAGGCTCTCAACCCCGAGGCGCGCGAGGCCGTACGTGCGGCCCGCGCGGCGAAGAAGCAGGGCGGTGAGTGATCGCTGAGGCCGAGGGCATCTCCGCCGGCTGGAGCAGCTGCTCGGCCGCGTATCGCAGGACGCCGCAGAGGACGAGGTGGACGGCGTGCTAGGGCTTGATGACCAGGGTGCCGCCGAGGACTGACCGGGCCGTGTCCAGCGTGGCGCGGTCGTCGTGGTTGACGGTCCAGTTGCGGCCGGTCAGCAGCAAGACGCCGATCCCGAGAGACTCTTCGAACTCGACCTGGGCCTGGACGTCGCCCTCGCGCTCGTAGATCGACACGACGAGGTTGCCCTGCTGACATGACCCCCGGTCCTTGGCGCCAGTGGCGCCTGCGATCGGCTCGTAGTCGTCGCAGGCGATGCCGGCAGCCTTGAGCTTCACGACGACGTCGCGGGGGGAGGCGTAGCTGCCGCCGTCGGTCGGCGGTGCGGTTGCTTCGCTGGTGCCTGCGTTTGTGGGCGTGTCGGCCGTGGTGATGCCGCAACCGGCGGCGAGCAGCATGGTGGCCAGGGCGAGGGCGGCGGGACGCATGGGTTACTCCTGGAGTGGGGGCGGCCACGTGTGGGGCAGCTCAGCGTATTGCCGTCGTCACAGACTGGCCCGGTTGTTGTCGGATTTCGCATTGGTCCAGGGGGCTGGCTGTATCAGCGGAGTTCCGACTCGACGGCCGATCAGCCGTCTTTACAAAAATCGTGAAACTTTATCGAACTGCCGGTGGTGGGTCTCGCAAAGCGAGATTCTCATTAAGTGGACGCCCAACGCATTAGCCCCCTGCTGCGCCAGCGGCGCCTGGGCCGTATCCTGCGCGACTTGCGAACCCGCGAGCAGATCACGCTCGCCCAGACCGGCCGGTACCTCGGCTGGAGCACGGCCAAGGTCGGCCGTATCGAGGCCGGCCAGACCCGGCCCTCGCCGGCGGATGTGGCCGCCAGCCTTGAACTGTTCGGCGCCTCGGACGAGGTGCGGCGCACCTGCATGGCGCTGGCGGCCCAGGCGGCGGCCCGGCCGTGGTGGGCTCCCTTTCGCAGCGTGCTGGGTGAGTACGTCTCCTTGGAGACCGAGGCCGAACTGGTGCGGTCCTGGCAGCCGCAGCTCGTCGAGGGTCTTTTGCAGACGGAGGCGTACGCCAGGGCGTTGATATTGGCCTCGCTGCCCGAGGCCACCGACGCGGAGGTGGATCTGCGGATTCGGGCGCGGATGGCGCGGCAGCGGCTGCTGGCAGGTGGCGATCCGCTGGTGCTGTCCGTGGTCCTGGCCGAGGACGCGCTGCGCGTGCCGGTGGGCGGTGCCCTTGTGATGGCGGCTCAGATGGCTCACCTGGCGGAGGTCGCACAGTGGCCGAACGTCACGCTCCGGGTGCTGCCGCGCCGGGTAGGTGCTCATCCCGGCATGAGCGGGGCGTTCGTTCTGTTGTCCCTGCCACAGGACCCTGTGAGCGTATTCGTGGAAGGAGCACCACAAGAGATCGTGACCGATGAGGTCGCTCTCGTCCGGGGCTACGAACGGCGTTTCCACTGCTTGTCGGCATCCGCCCTGACCGCCGAAGATTCCCTGGAGATTCTCGGCCAGATCACGAGGGAGCTTGAACGGGATGCTGACTGATCGATGGAGGAAAAGCAGCTTGTCCGGTAGTACCGGAGGAGGCTGCGTGGAGGCGAGATTGGCCGGGGGCTCCATCGAGGTGCGCGACAGCAAGGCGCGTGGGGCTGGCCCGGTGCTGACCTTCACGCCGCGCGAGTGGAGAGCGTTCCTCGGAGGGGTCCCGCTGGGGGACTTCGATCTTCCGAGGGATATCGGAGCGTAA